CATATAAAGCAGGAGATATTCTTTTATTTAAATATTGTTGAGGAGAAAGAGTTATACCATTATCGTCAGTAACATCACTCACAATATTATATTTTCCTTTAGTAGTATTTATAGCTTTTTTATGTTTCCAAAGAGCAATATCGTAATCTTGTTGAAGACTTTCTTTAGCACCTGGAGTAGATTCAATAGCCGCTCTAATACCAGCTTCTATTTTACTTCTATCAAGTTTTTCAAAACTATGAGTAGTATCATCATAATATTCTCCATCAAATACTTCGTTTGGATTAGTAGTAGGATTACCGTTTTTATCAAGCCAACGAACTTGATTATAACTACCAGATTCTCTTGCAGCCCATTGTAAACCTTTAGAAATCAAAGAAGATAAATCTACAACAGCGGTTGGAGAAATATTAGGATTCCATTTTGTTCCACTAATTACTTTTCCAGTTTCTTCATCAACAATATCTTTATAATAATAAGGATTTTTTTCTAAAAAATATTCTTTATAATCTTCTGGAAGAGTTTTATCATTTATAACTCTATTTTTAAAATCAGTATAATCTTTTTGAGCTTGAAGTCTGCCAATCATTCCAGCATCAGAAGCTAAATTACCAGCTTTAATAACAATATCATCTAAAGCTGCTGCAGAATTACCAAATACAGTATTATTATCAACAAGTTGTTGTATTTCAGAAATCTTTTGTTGTCTCCATTCATTTTCTGCTTCGTTAAGTTCAAGTTTAGCCATTTCAGCTTGAAGATTAGAAGCAGTTTTAATAGCTTCTTTATGACCTTGTTCAAGAGTATTAAAAGTATTTCCTAAAGTATTTAAATCTACTGTTGGAACATATTCTGTATTAATATAATTAAAACCTTTCATATAAACTATGTTTTTAATTGTTTTTATTTCCGTATGCTCTCAACCATGATTCTATCATATCATTTGTTATACCTCTTACACCAAGAGCTTTTAATATAATAGGATTAACATTAGGATTTGCAGCAGCAATAGCTCTAATATTATTTTCAGCAGCTAATCTTTTTTCAAAATTACCAATAGCGTTTTGTACTCCAGCATTAATGCTATTAATCAATCCTATAGTATTTTCAGATTGTTTTTCAATAATAGCATTTTCAAAAGCATTTTTCTTTTCTTTCCAAGTATTATAATTAGTAATATTTTGATTAGCAACAGCTTGTTGATTAAGTCTATCTTTATTAATTAATTCAGTTTCAGTATTTTCTTTATTAGCATAAATATTATTAAGTAATTTAATAGTATTTAATCTACCAAGTTGTTTTCTACCTAAAGCAACTCTTGAACTTGCAGTATTAGCGTCAATTTGTCGTTCATATGCTTGTTGTTGGTCTCTAATAGTATCAAGTTGAGGATTAATATTAATACTTGTTTTAAGTTTAGAAGGAATTAAATTAACAGGAGCTTTATTATATTTCATTTTCTTTAATGCTTTCTTATTAGCATTATATCCTATAATACTACCAACAATATTTGAAGCAATACCAATACCATCGCTAATTAAAGAATTATAAGTTCGTTTATTCATAATATCTTGTTTATTATCATATTTACGCTTAGTATTTAAGTCAACACCAGTAATAGGATTAAATCTACCTTTAGTATCAAGAATATCATATTTGATTTCTTCTACGGGGGTATGATAATTAACAATTGGTTGATTTATTTTATTAGATAATTCATCTTTAAGTCCTAAACTATAAATTTCTGGAATAAGAGTAACAGTTTTTTCAATATCTTCAATACCACCATTTTTGAACTTTATTCGTTCCCCCGTAGAGGGAATCATTCTTAGACTTGTCTTACCATTGCTTGTAACTGTATAAACTCCACCATTTTTAGCACGTTTACGAAGTTCTGGATATTTATTATAAACTTTAGTTTTAATATCATCACGTCCATGAAGTCCTGCAAGTCTTAAAGCATCAATAGCATCAGACTTAGTAGGAATAGGATAACTTCTATTTTTACCAGCAAAATCTTTTTTATCTATATTAGGATAAGGTTTAGATTTAGAACCATAATCTTTAGAACGACTTAAACCACCCATACGTTTTTTATTTCTTCTTTTATAAAAATCATTAACTAAACTATCTCTATTAGCTAAACCAGCTTCTCTATATATTTTATTAATTTCTTCTCTAACTTCATCATCAGTACCTCTAAGAATAGCTCTTTGCATAAGAACATATTTTTCATCTTCAGGATTAAAATATACTCTTGCAGTTTTACCACTTCCTCTATTATAAATCAAATTAGTAACTAATGCTTCTTTAGTTTCAGTAACATTTCCTTCATCATTATAATATTTACGAATAAAATCTATTCTTCGTTTCGCACTTTGGTTAGCGCTTTTAATTCTTTTAAATCTTAAATCTCTTTCATCTTCTTCAGTAATATATTCTCTTCCTTTAGAATCTTTTTTAATTTTATCACTAATATTACCTCCAGTATATCTATCTACTCCCATTCCAAAATTATCTTTATCAAAACCTTTACCTTTAGGAGCATACCATCTTCTAGTAACTTTATCAAAACCTATACTATCAGGATTTTCAGAATGATTAATTAATTTACCAACTTCAGTAGTATCGTAATAAGGAGTATAATCTGGACTAATAATAGGATTTTCTAAAGTAGAAACATTATTTGCTAAACTTTGTATTTCTCTAATTTTTTCAAAATCATTTTTCTTAGTACCATATCTACTTTTATTTTTTCTATTTCGATTATTCTTAGTACCATCATCGTTAATATTATTAACATCTTTATATCTTTCTTGAGCATTAAAAACTTTATTAGGATTATTTCCTTTCATAACTTTTTCAGCAGGAGATTCACCATTAAGAAAAGGAACAGAACTAAACACTTTAACTTCAGTAGGAGATATATGCATAACTTCTCCATCTTCAACTTCTAAACCAGTACGAGGATTCTTACCAATATCAATACCACCTTGTTCATGTTTTCTACCTTTCATATAGTAATAATTCTTTTTATTAGGAATAGGTATAGCAACACCACCACGAACTATATTAGGTCTAAGTCTTTTATTACTCATAATCTGTTATATTGTATATTTTGACGTTATATAAAGCCTTATAACGTTGTCTTATATTGAACTTGATTAATTATACAAGAAAGCATATTAAAATCAATGTAGAGCTAATAATAGCTGTTATTTACGCTTTTTCTTACCTTTGCAGCCTCCCAATTTCATTTGAGCGAGTCTATCGGAGTATTGGTTATTATTAGGAACTTGTTGATTAACATTTTGAGTAACAGGTTGAGTAGAAGAATAACTATTAGGAGTAATAGAAGTTTTTTGTTCATAATCAAAACCATCAGCTTTTTTAATCATTTTAGGAGTACTTGGAGAATTAATTAAATTAGTTGCTACAGAACCAATACCAGAAGCAATTCCTCCAACAGTATCATTGAGATTATTACCACTAAACTGATTTGCGATAGTAGAACCGAAATTAGCTTTCTTTCTACCACCGCACGCATATTTCTTTTGATTATTAATTCTATCTGTATAATTAGTTTTTTTAATTTTCATTTTACCACCATTTTTTAAAACAACTTTCTTTTTATATTCGTCAACATAATCTTGATTAGCATAACTTTGAGTCATAGCTTGTGCAGCAGCTAAACTATCTTGTCTATATTGTTCTTCTTGTTGCATTTTAAACGCTTTTTCTTCTGCTTTTTTTCTTTTAGCAGCACCAATAGCAGAACCTATAACACCACCAACAGCTCCTATAATACTACCTAAAAATGCTTTATCACGTTTAACAATTTTATTTTTCATAACTTACTTATTTTATAACTAAGAGATTCAAAATCAATACGTCTATTTTGCATTAAAAATTCAAATTCAATAATAAAATAATTACCATAAAGTCTACTCATAACAGCAGCAGATTGATCTCCTTCATTACCAATCATATTTCTAAGATAACTAAAATTCCAATTACCTAAATCCCAATAGGGTTTTTTATAATTACCAAAAATATTTTTATGTTCATTAGGATCAATGCTTTCGTTATTAACAGTAATATTTATATCATTAGTATTAACATTATCATTATAAACTCTAAGCCATTGTCCAGCATAAGGAGTATCTAATTTCTTTACGGGGAATGGAACATCGCCTCTTATAGATTCATCTACTTTATATAATTTATAAGTAATATATTCTAAAAACTTAACAATGTCATATCCTTCATTAATAATAAAAGACAGTTTACAACTATTATTAAATCCTTCAACAGCATTAGCGTAACCATAAATATTAGCATAAGTACAATAATTATTAAATGCTTCAGTAAAATTATAAACAGCATCATATACTAAATTACCACTTTGAAAACCATTAATAAAATAAACTCTATTTTTACTATTATAAGCATCTCTAAAATAATAACTATGAGTAGAAATAAAATTTTGAGTTTTATAATTATAACTAAGAACTAAATTACGTTTTTGAGTGAAAGTACTACTATCTTCATTTTTTCTAAAAATATCATAATCGAATTTAATAAGTAAACGATTATTTCTAATATCATTAGCAAATCTTACATTATTAGGTTTAGCTTTAACAAGCCATTCTACAATATCATTACTAATAATAGCTAATTGGTTATTATCAAATCTGTAAATATTATTATCGTCATTATTATAAAATATATAGCCAAATTGGTCAACAATAGCGCTTCGCTTATCTTGAAGACCTCCATAACCTAATTCAGAAGTAAATACTTCTTTATAACCAATATCAAAAGCGTCTGGTTGATGAAGTTGAATATTTTGATCAATAGTTTTAAGTTCATTATTTAAGTCAAACATAAAAAGACTATGTTCAGTATGTGCTAAAACTAAATTGCCAATTCCAACTAAATTAGTAATAATACCTTTATTTTCAGTAATATTTTTATATGCTTCTAATCCAAATTTTCTCCAAGCATTTTCTCTTGATTCATCTTGAATAACATTACTTCTACGAATAGTTTTACCATAAAAATCAATATCTATAATATCTTCTCTATAATTAGTATAAGTTTTAGGATTAAATTGATCAGCACTACCTTGTCTATTTTCAAATAAGTCAATAGAATTAGCAGGAGTAACAATACAACCAGGCCAATATTTACTATCGTCTTCACCACTATTTTCACTTCTTTGTTTCATAACAAAAAATTGAGTAGCTGGAGCATTTTTAAAAGATTTACTTTCATTAAAAATATTATTTACTTCAATATGTTGTAAATAAACCATAAAAGGAATATCAAGATTATAAGTATTATATTTAATTTTAGAATCTAAATCTCTAAAAGGATAATAAGGATAATTATCGGCAATACGTTTTACTATTTTATCAGTTTCATTAAAATTAAATCCAGATTCGTTATATATAATAGTACCTCTATAAGTATAATGACCATCTAAACCTTTATCTATATAATCATAACCGTCATCAAAATTATATCTAATATCGGTAAGTTTAATTAAAGTTTTAGAATCAGAAGTATAAATATTAGTATTAGATTTTAATAAACTAACTTTATATAAATTAATTTTATTATAAATAGAATTATCAGCTTTATATATATTAAATAGATTATAATCATCGTCTATAGTTAAACAAGTACCAACACCAACTCTATTATCTTGTATAGAATTTCCTACACTTAATTTATAATTAGGCATTGCATATAAAGTATTAATACTTTTTTCTTTTAGTATTTCAACTTTATTTAAATCGTGCATATAATTAAATACATGATTACGTTGTTGAAAATTATAAAAATTAGGAATGTTATCGTAAGGATTTTTACCTTGTCTAACTAAATCAGTAACAAAATCGTTTTTAATATCATCATAATCAAATAAATCGTTTTCAATTCTAAGTATATTATAATCTAAACTTAAAGTATCTTCAATATCAAAATAACTACTAAAAAACAGCATATTATTAGACTTAGAAGTATTACCAGAATTTCTAATTATTTTAGTATAACTTTCATTATTATTTGTATATCCATTTCCAGCATCAATATTTCTAAAATCTATTCGAGTCAATAGACCAGTAACTCTTCTAATATATTCAGGTTTTTCATAAGAAATAAAATATCCAACATATCCATTTGGAATTATAACATTAGTTAATTTAACACTATATAAAACATAATTACTATCATATAAATTAGAAGTAGGGCATTTAAATAATCTATCATTTTTATCATTAATAAAAATATTAAAATTATTAACATTAGTGTCTAATACTTCAAACCATTTTAAATTAGTATTTTCAAAACTATTATAATTATCTAATAATTTAACTTTAGTATTTTCTTTTACAGGTCGTGGATTATAAAGAGTTAATTTACTTTCATTATACCTTGTATAAACTTGAGTAAATCTATTATTATTAATATCTGTAATAGTATCTTTAATACTTTTATTAACGGTAACAGCTATAAATGCTTTACTTTCTTGCCCCTCACCTTGAGCATCTTGATATATTACAGGAACTGGTATAATATCACTAAGATTAATACTTGTATCATCTAAACTATTTTTAGCTACAATTATATTATTATTATTAATTTTATATCCGTTAGTAAAATTACCGTATTTATCAACAAAATGTATAAAGAAATTATAAACTTCTCCGGGAATAAGAGTACTATTAAGTTTTCTTTTATTAAAACTATTTTGAGTATTAATAAATTCTCCACCTTGTAATATTGCAGATTCAATACGAGAAATTTTTATTTCAATATCAGAATCAACTATTTTTATATTATATATACCTCTAAAAGTTGTATCTAAATTAGAAGGAATTAAATATTGATAAGTACTCATACCACTTTCATCTGGTTCGTCCCGAGTAAGAATAGTAAAATAACCATTAGTACTACGAGTAGCATCGGATTTAATACCTCCAGTATCCCAATCATCTATTACGCCACAAATAATACATTTACCAGCTTTACGTGTAATAGATATAGTATTTCGACTTTTAATATCTTTTTTTGTTAATTCTCTGTCTTTTATATAATCTACTATTTCATTATAATTTCCTATTAAATTACCTTCATTATCATAATGAATATCACGTAATTGAGCAGTTTCAAAACTTATTACGACATCTTGATTTGAATCTATATTTAAAAAAGTACTTAATTGTATTTCAGAAAAATTTTGAATATAAAATTGTAGTCTATTATTTAAATCCATGTAAATACCATTATCTACAACTTCATCGTTAAGTATAAAATTTTGTTTTCGTAAATCTATTTTAATATTTTTAGTATAATCAGCAACATCTTTAATATTTTCTTTATAATTGGCAATATATAATCTATTTTTATAGTTAATAATATTTTTAACGTTATAATAATTATAATAAGTAGCAGTTAGTTCTTGAGTACTATATTCTTCACAATTTTTTATATCAAAAATATAATAATTAGTAATACCTTTAATATTAATATCAAACGTTTTATAACATTTAGTATAACTTTTACTTGCACAAATACTACTTATTTGAAATATATTATAATTATTATCTAAATTTTTAATAGAAATTTTAAAAGTTTCATTACTAATATCAGTACTATCACTAAAATAATCAGAACAACCTACGCCAAAACCGTCCCACGGTTCATTAGGAAATGTAACATTAGTATAATATTTAGCATTTATTCCGGGCTTATCTGGTTGACTTATTGCTTCTCTTATATTTAAACTTCTATTAAAACAATACCTAATAACTTGATTTTCATTTAAAGTATCTATATAAATAGGATAGCCAATAGGATACCATTGAGTATAATCTGTTTTATTTATTTTATAACGAATAAAAAGATAATACCAACCTTTATAAGCATTACCTTTAACATATTCAATATTACTTATAGCAGGAAGTTTAACTTCAGGAACGATACTTAATTTATTTTCTACTTGTCTTAAATCTCCATTATCTTCATTATAGGCTTTATCTGGACTACCTAAATTAATAGTTCTTAAAGGAACTAATTCATTATTATCACAATCATATTCGCTAAAAGCAATAATTAAATCATTTTCTACATTATAAGTAAAAGTACCAGTAAATTTACCACCATGATAAGATAATCCGCTATATGCTAAATAAATATTTTCATCTTTATCAATAGTCTTTTCATTATATACGAATATATCTAATTTATTAACATTAGCTTCAACTTTATCATAGTCCTGAACAAATAAAACTATACCAGTATTAATAGGAATAACACCTCTAATAAGAAAATTACTATGATAAATATTATATATAGTAGTTTGTATTAAAGAGTTTGTTATTATAGAATTTTCATTAGTAATACAACTTTCATCATGACTAATCTTAATATTACGAGCATCAACTAAAGAAAGATTATCACAATCTTTAGGGTGTTTATTAAAATTAAGTTTAGGAACTACACTCATAATAACTTTTATATTAATTATAAAATATTATATATTTTGATAGCTATTTTTAGCTCTATATTTAATCTTGATTTAACATAATACAATTAATCACTTTCTAACATAAAATTCAACATAAAGCTAATTTTAGCTATTCTCGTTTATTTATTACCCTTTTGGATTAAAGGTAAAATTAAAGAATGCGTTACGCCATTGTTTATGAGCACCATCAATATCTTGTCCACGATTAATAACAGAACGTTTAGCTTCTTCTTTAAGTTGTAACCATGTATAATAAGGATTAGTACCATATTGAGAAGCACTAAGATTAAACACAGGGTGTTTATATCCACGGCATAACATTTTATACATGCAATAAAAACCAATAGCTTCTACAAGAATTGCATTATCTGGAATAACAGGAAATTCACAACCATAAACTTTACTACGTTCAGTTTTGATAGTATCATATTCAATAGTAATACAATCAGTATCAAAATCAAGTTCAATTTTATTACCATCTATTATAACGAAATTATGAGTACGATTAGTTGTTTTACCAACATAATTATACTCATTTACTCTATATCTACCGGGCCACTCTTTATCATTAAGAGTTTCAGCAAGAAGATAATCTGGAACTTTTGCAGGATTATCATTATGATAAATATCTGTTGTATTTACTGCATTAGAACTGCTCGTTTCACTCGCAGGTTCCCCCGTAGAGGAGCAACCATTACAGCTTCGTTCACTATTAGCTTCTTTCACTTCACAACCTTTATTATCATAAACTTTAATATTAGCATTAGCTATTGGGCAAGCACTAATTGCTATTCTCTCCTTTACGGGGAGTTGAACTTTAGCTCTTTCAGTATTTAATATATTAAGTTGTCCCATAACTTCTAAAGTCCAAACTCCAACTCTTGGAATCCAATCACTATTATCAGGATTAAAATCATTATCTATTTTAGCAATAATTCTTTCTATGTTAGTCGTATCTTGTTTAATCATATCTCATAAAATTTAAACATTTCTCTGGATACTTATATAACAATATATTAAGTTTATATCGTATATCTAATTGTAAATTATAAATATCTTCAATAGTATTACAAACAGTATCTGCTATTTGTTTATAACTCATACCTCTATACTTATTAGCAAGATATTCAGTATGTTCATATTGAAGAAATTTATCTTTAATCATTTTAGAATCTTTAAAACGAATAAGATATTCACCTTCTTTATTTTTAAAAACTCTATAATCTACACCATCATAAGGAATATTTCTAAACTTATACCAAGCTGCTTCATTTTCATCATAAAGTTTAATACCTTGAGCAAGTAATTCTTTTTTACGAGCAGCAGTAGCAGAATAATCAAGAACAGTTACAGTATTACGATGTCTATTACTAAATTTCTTATATTTAATATAATAAGTACCAATACCGTAACCAAACTTATAACCTTTACCTTCAAGAATACATTTATGAACTTTAGCATAATACGCATTAATAATAGCTCTATATTTACTTGAAAGAATAGTACTACGTTTATTAGCAAGTTCTATAAATTTATTATATTTATATTCTTGTCTTAGAGTATTACAATATTTAATAAGTTGAACAATAATAAATTTATTATCATCTTCATTAGCAACAGAGAATAATTTAATAACTTTATTATAAAGTAATTCAGAAGTATTATATTCTTTATTTATCCATTCAGTTTTATAATCATCTAAATTAATATTATACGATTCAATAAGTAATTGTTTATTATTATCAAGATAATTATAAAGTTCTTCTTTATTAATTACAATTTCTTCTAATTCATTTTTATACTTAACAATATCTGTTTTAGCACTATAAATAAATTGAAGATAATAATTTTTAAATTTTACATCAGGTATCATAATATTTTTATCATTATGCTAAATTAACAGAAGGAATTTCAGCAGTATCTCGTATAACATTAACATTCCACGTTTCAAGTATAAGTTTCTTAATAGAACCAATCATATCTTCTGGTAGAAGAAATTCATCGTCATCGTTTATAGAATCAATATCAAAAGATTTATCATTAGTTTCTACTTCAATAATATGAGGATATTCAAATACAGATTCTATAACAATAGCTCCTAAGTTATTAAATTCAGAATCATTAATACAGTTTATATAAATATATTCATTTATATAATCATATGTAGCACTTGGACATAAACCTGGAAGACTACCATAATATTTAGAAACAGATTCTTTAACAAAAGGAATAACGATAGAATTTTTAACTCCAGCAGTACGAACAGAATGGAAAGGAAGATTATTAGTTAGTCTAACAGGACGAGGAACTTTAACTTTTGTTCTCTTAATTTTAGGAAGAGGAAGATCTCCACTTTGATAAATATCTCCATCAGGAACATCAACAAGACTAATTTTAAATCTTTGTTGTAGAACTTTATCTGTATAATTATGATTAGCATAACTATGACGTATAAGTTCATTACGAGCATGAATAATACCAAGTTTAATAGCACGTCTTACAGGAATACTATCTGCTTGTTTTACAGAATGAGCAATTTCAGAAATAAGTTGATTAATACTTGCCATACATTCACTATTTATATGATTATACATTTCAATATTATAACTGCGAGCAAATATAATATTAGTTGAAAAAGAACAAAGAAAAGTAATAAATTTTTTACATTAGGTATATAAACAACAAAAGCGGCAATATGTTTAGAAATACATATTGCCGCAACAACAAATCTAATATAAACTCAATTAGCTGTTTTAAAGTAATTCCAAGTTTTAGTACTACCAGAATCTTCATCTTTAAAATAAAAAGTAATAGCAGATTCAATAATTTTATTATCTAACTCATTCTTATTAATATTACGGAACCATTCAGAATATAATCTAATATAATCATGATATTGAGCATTAATAGCAACATAAACGTCCCATACAGTAATACTACTATTTATATTACGAACATATTTATCAAATACATTTTTAGCACAATCATAATTATATATTTCTCCTTTACAAATTTTGCCATTATCGGCAGTATGATACATAGTACTTACTTGCCATTTTGCATATTCTTCATCAAAATGAGCACCTTTAATAGAAAAAGCAGTATTGTAATATTCTAGGTCCAGCACTACCTGTACCTCTATTAGGTCTACCCATAATAATATTAGATTAAGATAAAATACCAGCAGTTTTAAGATTAGCAATTAAAGAATTAACTGCCGTTTTAACATCTTCAATTGTATCTCCTGAAATTTCAGCAACAGTAGCTGCTTGTTTAACAAGACCGAGTTTTTCTTCTGTAGCAGCTTCATAAGTAGGGATTTCTTGAGAAGATTGTTCAGCTAATTGAAGAATAATATTAACTAATACATCTTTTTGTTCTTTTGCAAGAGGAACAGCTTGCATAGCCCAATTAAGTTTTGCAGCAATTTCTTTTGTATTCATAATTATATATTTAATTTAAAGTTTATCAATATGTTTATAACCGACTCCAAGTTTATCAAGTATAGGTTTAAGTAACCAACTATAAAAAACAGGAGAAAAAATAGCAGAATTAAGCAAAGTTATATAATCTTTATAACCAGAAAATATATAAGCAGCAGTAATAAATATAATAGATATTGTAAGAACAATACGTTTACTCCAAGTAGAAACTTTTTTATCTTTATTAATATAATCAATAAATTTAATTATAATATAAGTTAGTATAACAATAGAAAAAATATAAGAGAAATTAAAATGATTAAGTATATCGCTAAAAACTATATTTGTAATATCCATAATATTATTTTAATTAATATATTGTTTATTATTGCTATCAACAATATTTATATCAATATAATTTTAAATATAATATCTTTATATTAAATAACAAAATTATAATTGTTTATTTTAATAGTTTCCTAAAAAGAAAAAATCTGACATAGCATTAATTAAACTTGTACTAAAAGTATTTCCATTTTTGATTATATTAATATAATCTTTATTATCATTTGCGATTTCAAGATTAGCAAATGTAGAAAAAGATTGTCCAGACGATATAACGTCTATAGCAGAAGAATCAAGATTATTAATAGATTCAACAAATTTTAAATTACTAACCATTTTTATATATTCAAAAACAGTAGGAATATACATTTTACATAATGATTGGTTATATCCATTAAATATTGAAGGAAATGTTGCTCTAAAACGTGAAACGGTCATAATTCTATCAATATTCATATATCTTGAAATGGACATAAATATATTACTACCGTTATGTTCATTTATAGAACTTCTTGCTAAATCATTAATAATAGTTTGATCAAAACTTTCAATTTGTATATATATTCCATTATAACCAATAATAGGAAAAGGTAAAAAACTTCTATATTCAGTATTAACAACTATACCTAATATCATAGAATTAAAAGCAGTATTGTAATATTCTAAAGGAAGAATTGTACCATCTTTTAACAAATAATCTCCAGTTTTAAGATTATAATCAGTATGTAATTTACAAAAATGATTATCTGGATTACCAACAATTCTATAAGTTAATCCCGGTCTATTATAAATATAATATTCAAAATCTTCATTAGGAATTAATTTATATTGATTACTTCCAGTATCTTGAACATATTTTAAACCATAAGCTGTAGCATTAGTAACTTGATTTCTATTAAATAAATATTGACCATGAAATTTAAAACTTAATTTATCAGTATTATTTGTAGCATAAGTACCATCTCCAATACCAAAACAATTTTTATCTTGTAAAAAATATAAATTAGTATTAGTTATAGTAGTATTTTGTACAACTACTTCTTGAAGAATATTTTCTATAACCCCAGCAAATGGTATTTGAGGCTTACTTATAAGACGTCCTTTACAAAATAATGCTCCTTTAGGGAAATCATTAGCTGCAGTATTAACTACAGCTAATTCATCAGCCACAAGATTTCTCTCGCTTAAAAAATTAGAAAAAGTTCCATAAACATTAAATCTTTTAGCCATACTATTATATTAATTAGAAAAAGTATTATAATACTTTTTATGATTTGTATTATAATACTTTTTATGATTTGTAGGTATATTATACTTTATACTTCATGCCAAGCAAATGCTTCAATTATAGCTTGTTCAACAACTTCACTTATTTTAGCGTTAATACCTTTAATTTTAATACCGTTATCACTTAAAGAAAGATAAGGTTCAGATGTTGGATCTATAATTAAATGAATATCTTTTCCTGTTACTTTAACACCATTAGTTCCTTGATAAACATCTATAAGACCGGTTACATCAAGATAAATAGCATCCTTACCAGCATCAGTATTAAAAGTAATAACAAGATAAGTACCCGGGTCATGAGATTCTGGATCTGTTACAAGCTCAACAGTATTAATCATACCATCTTTAATAAACGCGGTAGCATCAATACTTGCTATAACAGAAGAATCAAAACCTTCAAGATTAATCTTCTTAGTTTCAGTATTATAAGTAAGATTAAGATGACCTTCTACATTAGTGCCATTTTTCTTAATAAAGTTTTGACCTGTAACATCTCTTAGAGCGGTCGTATCTTCAGCTTTAAGACCATTAGCTCCTAAACTAAGAGTAACGTTGCCTTGAGTAGGATCAAGTTTAATACCAACAGTAGGAGTTTGTGCAGTTCCACCTATTTCAATACCTTTATTAGTTGCAGCGGCAACTCTTGTAACATATCTTCTTAAATCATCACTTGTTACTAAAGAATATTTAGTAAGTAAATTAATATTACTCCAATTACTGCCATCAGCATTAGCCGTGAAATTTAAGCTATAAACTTGGCCGTCGTATCCATTTACAACGGAAGTAACTAAATACTTACTACCTTCAGTAATAACACTAACATTTACATAAACTTGTCCTAATGAAGTTTTAGCAATAAATACTTTTTTATCTTGAATAGCTTGTTTAAAATCAGCATGAGGTGTAAGAATAGTAGCAATTGTAGATACAGATTGTTCTGTAATATTTAGAATATCTCCAAGAAAATATATATTATCTAATCTATTTAAATCTTCTTCAACAGGTAATTTTTGAACTATAATAGATTCAACACCTAAAGTTTCAAGCCAATTATTATCAGCATGTTTAATAACATATTTTGTAATTATAGGATTACTATTGGAGTTATTATTAATAGTTATAATAAATTTACCTTCTCCAACTACAGATCCTTCATGATTTATAGATCCAACAGTATAATAATTATCAACAATACATAATAGTAATTTATTGTTATTATAAGCATCTAAAAAATCACTATATTCTCCTAAAATATCTACAATTTCACTTTTAACAGAACTTTCAGATAAAGTACTTAAATCAGAAATTGTATAGATAGGAGATTCTCCAGCATTACCATCAACTCGAACCCAAGAAGAAGTAGAAGTATAAGCATCAGGATTAATAAGCATGAACAAAGCATTTTGTCCATTATAATTAACAGGAACAATAAGACCTTTAAACAGCCAAACTTTACCATCACTATCAACCCATGTAGATTGTTGAGTTAATTCTTCATAAGTAATATATGTTTGTCTTGCGTCAAGTGGTGCTTGTTTTTTTACTTCAAGACTTGCACTAAAATTAAATGTGCCTCTTTCTCTTGCCATATCATTAACTCCTTTCTAGTATTTACTAAATGTAATATTAAATGTACTTTCTCCATTAAATCCAGCATCGTTACGAGTATAAACTGCATAACTAACTTGTTTACCTTGAACTTCAATATTCTCAGTTGTCTTAGTAAATTTATCTATACCATAATTTTCATATTTACCAGACAAAGTATTAAGAAGTTCAACTTTAGTTAGAGTATATTTTGCAGGAATTTTAAAAGTATGTTTATTAGGTCCTTCAGCTTTAAATTTAACAGCACTAATAGTATTATAAATAGTAAGTGCTAATTTAGCAAAAGCTCCATTATTATCTTTATTAGTGAAATAAGGATATACACCATTAATAGTTACAGCAGCACTATCAACTGTTCCTGCAGGAAGAGGAGTTTGATAGTTATTACCTTTACTATCTAAAGGTTGAGGACCTTGAGCATAAGCTGCTCTATATTTATAAGTTATACTACCTTCAGGAATTTCTGTAGGAAACTCTTTGTTAGCAGGTGCATTATTTATATAAATAAATGATTCATTAGATTTCAAATCACCACCTCTATTTTGTTTTTTAACTCCAGCTATTTTAATAGCGCCCGGATTATATCCTGTATTAAAACTTCCAGCAACAGGAACAGAAGCACCTGTAGTACCAACTTCTTGAATTATAGGAGTAGTAGAAGTACTCTTCAAACTCAAAGAAGCAGTAGGATTCTCAAATGTAGGATTAACAGTAGGAAATATAAGTTCATCAAAAAGCTGAGAAAAAGTTTTATTTTTAAGTTGAGCTACAGTTGTTCCAGCAGGAATACCTCCAAGAGCATTAACAGTAGCAATATCGTCAGCTAAAGCAGATTTATATTTAAGTATTTCAGCTAAATCGACAGTTTTACTTGAACCGTCAACCATAGTAATTTTAAGAGTAGTTCCTTCAATACTAACAGCGCTTACACCACCAGAATAAGAAGTACCATTAACTAAAAGCTCGTGAGTATCAGTAGCAAAATAAAGTTTATCTAAATGATCAGCAGCAGGTTTATAACTTGCTTTGAGACCACTAAACAATATACCTGTAAATTCGGTAAGAATTTTAGTTTGCAAATCGTCGTATTTCATTATTTTGATATTTTAAATGATGATTAATAATTTAATGCCAATTAATAATCTTTTTAATTATTGAAGTAACTGTTTTATTGGCAACAGCATTGTTAGAAGTATCGTCAAGAACAACATCTACTTTTAAAAATATTTGTTCTTGTATGGAAGAAACTTGTTTCCATTTATAATATTCGTCAACTCGTAAAAAATATTGATATTTAGAAATTTTATCTTCTCCAAAATACATATACTCAATAACAACACTTAAACCATCAATACCAGCAATAATAACATTAAGAATTGAAGTTTTTGTAAGAACAATATTATTACTTAAAACAGCACTTTTTAAATCCAAATAATTTCCTAAAACTATTTCAAGACCTTCAGGATTAGTATTAATATTTATATCTTCAATATTGCCCGGAATACGATAAAAACCGTTAGTAGAAATAACACTATATAATTTTTGCCAATATTCTTCATTAGTAATATCAGTACCATTTGGAACTTGTTTACGAGATATATAGTTATAAGAACCATCAGTAACTAAACAAAGTTTATCATAATCCTTTCTAATATCCCATACACCATCACAACTAATACTTACTTTTCCTATATTCCTCTCATTAGTAACCATATCATTTATCTTTAACAATTAAATCTTCATCTTTTAGTACAAACTCTTTAGTATTAGAATCTTCAATAACTTGTAAATATCCGCTATCAACATCAACATCTACTTTAGGAATATTATTTTCACAACTTACTCTTGCTTTAAGATAATTATTGTCCAAATAAACAAAAACATCTTGTTGAACATAATCACCTCCAGTATAGAGTTTATCAATTTGAGAAGTAATATATTTTATTAGTAAACCAGCTTCTTTATCTTTTTTTAATGCCTTACAAGCTATTGAAGATTGAAAAGTATTCCAACAATCAATTATAATTTTATTATTACCTTTACAAGTAGCAGAACAATCATTAATTATTTCTCTACCTATATTAGACATTAAAATAAGTAATTTATGATATATACAAATATAATCTTGTGGAATAGTCAAATAAACATAATTAACTTCACTCATACACAATTTATATTTAAACTATTAATAATATTAGCAAGATTATTTAATTGTTCTTCGGTAAATAATTGACTATTTTCTATACAATGTATTAAAACAGGAATAATCATATTCTTTGTTTCACAACATTGATTTTGAACAAAACCAATATTCATCAAAGCAATACGATTAACTCTATTATTAATATCTCTTATAATTAAATAATTATCTGACATAAGTATGACACTGTTTCATAACAATAGAAATATATCCGTCAATTTTTATATTAATTTTATTATTTATATTATATAATTTTTCTTCTTTAGAAAATTCATCATTATATATAATTTCAACAACATCTTCGCTTATTTCTGTTTTCCATTCAGGTTTTATATAATCGCATATTTTATATAAAAACATTAAATTATATAGCCTATAATAATTAGATTCTACAATATAATGAATATTTTCAATAATATTTTCTTTATTATTATCTATATTATTAGCTATAATAACAGAAGTAGCATGACGAATAATAGAATTTGCAAATGCTTTGAAAGAATTTTTAATAGCATAATCTCGTTTTTCTTCAGCGTCATTAAGAATATCTTTTGTAATATAATCTAAAAACGAGTTTAATTTACGAAAACATTCAGTAATTTCTTTATTAATCTTAACGGCATTAGATTCCTTTTTAGTATCAATTACCTTAATTATAATAAGATAAATAAGAACAATAACACCGGGAGTTATTCCTAAACGTAAACTTTCTAACAATTCTCCCATATTCTATAAGAAAACTATCGTTAAGCTATTTAATAGCAATAACGATAGTTTTTATTTTAAAGGTTTAACCTGCAAGTGCTTTACAAACAGTTTCAAAAGTAGTAATTTGTTCAGCACCAGTTGGAAACGCAACTTGTACAATTTGATTAACAACTTCATCTCTTGTCTTAACATCTCGAGGTTCAGCAAAAGACAAAGTAAAAATAGTAAATCCTTTATCAGCAGCATCTGAAACTTCAAGAGGATTAAGAGGATAATGAGGTCTCATTAATTCTCCAGCTTCTTGATATGTATATTCAAATCCAGCGTCAGCTGCGGCTTTATTTGCCAAATCAATAATATATTGAGCATCTCCGTAAGCAGCTTTTCCTTTCTGAGTAGAAGTAGCCGCAAGACCAGTAAGTAAATCAGCAGGAACTACTTCATAATCCATACCTACAATCTGTCCATCAATAGTCAAAGTTGCTTCAGAAGCAGTAGCTACAACTTTAGAACCAACAGTATTATTGTTAATAGCTTTAGCCAAAGCCTCTGCAAGCTCATCAGCAGTCTTATTTACATCTTTAATATAAACAGAAGCAGTCCATTTATTACGTTGATTAAATCCGACACCCTTTAGAGCAACAATCATTGAATACTCACCAATCGTAGTAGGAGCAGGAATAGTAAATACTTGCTTAAATACTTTACCAGCTTGATAAACTCCTTTTACATAAGAAAATTTATTTTTATGAATAGGAATTACAACATGACCTCCTTTATCAACAGGACGATTAACAATCAACATGCAATCTTTAGTAATATCTGTACCAGTAGCAGTAGGAGAAATAGTCTTATCAGATTTTCTAAAATAAAAACCAATTGCACCATCAACTACACTATCGTTGCTTAAAGCAGTAGTAGGATAAGCAACGTCTTTACCTAAAAGAAATTGTCGCATAACTCTATAACTATTTTAATAAATTAAGAAAATCGTTTAATTTTTTTGTTGAGACATCGTTGGACTAATAGAAACAATATACTTTTTAACAGCTAACTGAACTATTTCCTCATGAAGATATTCAGGTAAATCACAATCAACACCTTCATTTTGACCTTCAACATTATATTTAACAATCTTAGGATTGTTAATATAGCAAATCTTTATTCCATCAATAACCTTTTTGTCATCACTCTCAGTCTGACCTGTCATAACTTTGAGAACAGTAAGATAATTTTCAGCTACTTCTGTAAACATTGTTACAATAGGTTCATTAATTGTCGGTCGAGTACAATAATCAGTCAAAGCGTCAGAAAGTCTATCTGGCTCTATTAGTCTACAATGTACATCTTTTTTGCCGTTTTTGTAATCAATATAAAAATCAGTATATAATAAAACATTATGGAAATCAACAATAAGCTCAAAAGGATTATCATTAAAATAATCACTTTCTGTAATATCAGTATGATGAACTCTATAAAGAGTTCTCAAAGCATTAATTGGAGTAATAGAAGCAGCTTGCGGTAATATTCCAACTTGAAGTGAATTAGCAACATTTTTACTAATTATATTTCTAACAGTTTCATTAATTGCTGCATTCAGATATACGTCTATAGACTCTGGAAGAATACCTCTAACAAGTTGTAAACCCATTACTTGCCCAAACGTTCTAAACTCATTGTGCATTTCCTGTATAGTCATATCAAATAAGATTTAATTTATGATTATAAGCAGCTACCATAGAAGCATTCTTTGGATCTTTAAACCAAGCAATAGCTTCTCCAGTATTAGCACCTATTAATTCTCCATCAGTAGTAGTAATATTTTGACTATATTGAGAACGAACTAACTCTCCACGAGCAATAAGTTTTTCAATAACAGCCATAAGTTTAATATCCTTATTATATACTATTTTATTGAATTTAACAGGTTCATTAGAACTAAATTTATCCAAATCAATTTCCTTATCAAGTTGTGGTCTATTCAAATAAGTAAGAACAGGCAAAGAATTAAGAACGCAATATTGAATATAAACAGCTTCAAATAAAACACTATCAGCTATACAAGCAACATAATTAGATTTTGCTTTATTAACTTCAAGTCTATATTTGCGAAGTTTATCAGCTTCTTTCTTATCATCTTTAAAATAAAAACGTATAGAAGTATCAGAATTAATAATAGACATATCTTTTGCTACACTATGATACAACAAGCAGTGTCTATACATAAGATAATCTTCTACATTAATAGGATAACCAACTTTATGTTTTTGAGATTCAAGAAGATTAAGAGCATTAACTTTAGCTTTAATAGCTGCTTTAATTTCAACATCACCTCTACGTGGAGCTTTTTGATAAGTCTCTTCAATAGCCTCTTCTTTAGCTTTAAATTTATAATAATCTTTCTTATGATGATAATAAAAACTAATATCGAACGTTTTTCCTAATTCATCAACAGGAATACGAATATTATTAAGATATTGTTTTACTCTTAACATAAAAGAAGGATCATTAGGAGAAAGACCAACAAGATTTGGAAAATATGCGTTGACTTCTTCTTGATTAGCTGAAATAACCTTAGACGAATTAAAACAACTTCCAATATAATCAATACGTTTAGGAAGTACTTTATCGTTTACTTTACGATACAGCGAAGTATTCTTAACAAGCATAATCGTTATAGAACGAACATCAGTATAAGGTTGATTTTCACTTAAATCTTCTCTGTCAGCACCTTTTTCTATATCAATCTTAGAAGTAATAGGTTGTTGAGTAGTATCAACTTCTTCTACGGGGGATTGAATAGAATCGTTAACTGTCTGTTTATTTATTTCGGTATTTGGTTTATTAAATCCAAATGTCATACCACTGTCAGAACTATTTTGCATACGAATTAAATTTATAAGTTAAAATTACAGTTCACACTTAATAAGGAACATCTTGGTAGAATTATTAACTTGAAGACCAAGAGAAGACATAATTTCATATCTACTCATATCTATTTCAGTAGAAATATAATTACTATCAGGAACTCCCCAAGAAGCAGGAATATCACTCATACCTTTCAACACTTTAGCTTTATAGATTTGTCCTTTACGACGAACAATGCGAACATTACGTTCTCCATCATAAGAACTAAAATCAATAAAACATGCTTGGTGAGAAGTAATAGGAAGACCTGTACGAGGATGAATTTCACCATTCTGTTTAGCAGCTTCTGCAATAGTTCCTTTATCAAAGAAAGAACAATGTTTAACTGTAATGGTATGACCTTCAACAGTTTTATATTTACGGAAATAAGCTCCATATTCAAGACCGCCACTCATAGTACCAATTTCTTTATCTCCAAGAGGAGTCAAGAAGCCGTTCTGTTTAGCGTCCATTTTCATGGCGTCATCAAAATCCTCAATAAAGCCTTTACCTCCCATAAGAACAATATCCATTGTTCCACTATCAGTATCTCTATCAAGTACGTCACCAACTATACGTTTAATCTTATTAAGAGTTAAAAACTCTCCATAAGTATCATAGTTAGATTCACGACAAATTTCAAGCATACCAGAAGTATGAGGAATTGGTTTACCATTATCACGATCTTTAAGAGTAACCTCTCCATTCATATTACGGTTATATTCAGCAAGCCAAAGACGTTCTTCATTCATAACACGCATATGAATATGGAATTGACGCATCTCTTCGTTAATCCAAAGACGATTAGTTGTTCCATTATTGTCTTTAAATTCATATTCAGTAACAGTATTTGCCAAATTACCAGCAATTTCTTTAGAATAACGATGGAACTCAAGTTGAGAAGTCATCTTACCCGGTCCCATAGAATTACTTCTATTACCTTTAGAATATGATTCAGAAACAGTAGGAGCAGCCAAACTCCAATATTTACCTACAGCAAGTAAATCTTCAGAAATATAAGCATTAGGATCAGGATTAGTTAATTTAATAAGATAAGCATATCCGTAAGGAGATTCTCCAAGATCTTTTTGAATACGAACTTGAGTACGACCATCAGGACCAATCAAACCATATTGTTCAATAAACCAATGAGTACTGGTATGAATTTCAATCTCAGCACCACCAAGACCAGCTTTTTTATCAGCAGGAATATCGCAATGAGTAATGAAGTCAGTAAACTTCATACGACCCATAGTATTCCAAGTCCATTGAACAGTAGGAACATCAACAGTACCAGCTTGTCCTTGACCCTCTGTCATAAATGTCAAAGGAAAACGGTCGTCGTCCATACCATAGTTATAAGTAATAAATCCATTTATTTCAGCAGGTTTTTGTAGCTGAAGATAAGAGATACTATCTTCATTAGAATATCCTCTATCATCATACTTTCCCTGTGAAAGTACACGCATTTTGTAAAACATAACTAAATTCTTTTTAAAATACTATTAATAACTAAAATTAATATCTTTCTTTTGATTATTATTAGTAGGTTTAGTTACTCTATAAGAAGTAGACTTTTCTTTAGCTTTAAAGCGAAGTTTATTTACAGTAGCTTTATTAATAGCCATATCTACAAGATTAGAATAATTTCCGCCAACAAATTTAAGATAAGCACGAAGAATTTCATCATCTCTACGACTTTCAGGAGTTTCTTGTAACAAATCTTTTACATAAGCAGATTGTCCATTTTCGTCAACTCTATAAATATAATTAAAAAAGTCTTCTGGAGAAGCAGATATTTTCTCACCATTACGACTAATAATAATATTTTCTGGAATTTGATAACCAGCAATATTACGATTCTTAATTACATCATGTACACCGTTCCAATATTTTTCAGTATCAGCAATCCGTTTATCTTCAATTTCTTTAGCTTGCTTTTCCATTTCTTCTTTATAAGCTCTATCAGATTCTTGCAAACCTTCAAGTTCTTCTTTTGCAATAGCAGCTAAAGTACCATTAGATTTAAGATAAGCAATATAGTTATCTACATTACCTTTTCTTCCTTGTTCACTCCAAGCAGTTCTAATAATATATTCTTGTTGCGCTTCATTAGCATCATCAATTGTAATTCCACTTCTATCAGGAACTTCTCCAAATCCTTCAAGAGAATTACCATTAGCAATATAATAATTTAGTACATCATTTAAAATAGGATAACGTTGATATAATGTGTTGATAGCAGTTTCATAATGCTCTTCTTTAGCAGCTTCTATAACTGCGTTCATATAAGATTTAATTCCCTCTACTGTATTTTCAAATTCAACAGGTTTATCGTTTTCATCTGTAACAGTAATTCCTATAGCATTTTGAATACTTTGAATATTTAATTCTTCAGTATTGTTGTCAACTTTATCAAGTCCTTCAAGAAAAGACTTAACATCTTTAGCTTCTTTAAATATATTTCCAGAAGCATCTATAAGATTACCTTTATCATCTACAGTATAAGAATTATTTCCAATTTCTACAACATCTCCTTGCGATAATTCGGAATAATCATTGTCGGTACTTTTATCATTACCATCATTATTTCCTTTGTCATTACCTTTGTCATCATTGTTATTGTTTCCTTTGTCATCATTATTGTTACTATTATCTCCATTATTAATATCATCAAGATTAGTAGTATCATCGTCTGGAGCTACAGTTTGATTAGTAATATTAGTAACATTATTCTTTGTGTTATTCACATTGCCAGCACCGTTATTATTATCGGTTTGCATTTGGCCATCACCAAAACTAAAATCCATAATCGTTATTATTTTGTTATAGTTTACTATCACGAATATAAGCACAAACTATATCACAAACAATATTTATTTCAAAAACATAAACAGTATAATCGTCAACAACTATAATATTATCTATACTGTTTATGTTATATAAGCTGTTTTTGAAGCTATTTTTAGCTTGATTTTTATTTACGTTGAACATTTGATAACGTTGAAAAAGAAAGTCTAAATTACAGCTAAAAATAGCTATTTATGAATATAATTTGCCCTATTCCAACATATCGCTTTTGATACATCAAAATAGGGCAACAATATAACTAACTATATCAATAACTTACTTTTTACTCTTAGATTTACCTTTAAAATCATATCTGTTTTTATTCTCTTTAGCAATCTTATATTTAGTATCAATATCGTGCATTTTAACTTGTCTATCACGTTCTTTATTGACCATATCTAATAAAGTCTTTTGTTTATCTAAAGCTACTTTATCTTGTTCAACTCTTGAACGAGCTTCATTAAGTCTATCAATACCAGCTTCTTTGTTAGCATCACTAACTTCAGCATTATAACTAATCATATTAGCATCAGCACGAATAAGTTCAATTTGTTGATCAATATAACCTTCAAGTTGTTTAGTTTTTCTATCTTCTTCTCCTTTAGCTGCAATCTTTCTAAGTTCAAATTCTTGACGCATTTGTTCAGTTTGTTGTTCCATTTGTTTAAGTTGTTGTTCATGAGCGTCTTTTTCTTCTTGAAACTTCTTAATAAGTTTACTAATAGCAGCAACATTATCTCCAGTAATAGCAGCAATAGCCATCATACTATCACCATTTTGAGAAGCATTAAATGCAAATTGTTTAAGTTGATTAAGTTTTTCTTGTTCTTTAGTAGAATTTTTAGCTTTAATAACATAATCAGCATATATATGCTTATCTACATCAAGACTAATATACTTTAATTTACCGTCTGCTGAATCTCTATATGCAGTATCAAGACCGTCAATCCATGCAAGTTTAGAATAATCCATATCTCGATTATAATCATAACCACGAAGATTATCCATCATAAATTCTATAATAACACTACCCATACTACCTCTAATAATAGCTTCTTCGGTAGACGCTTTTCCAGCATAATTACCAATTTCACCATAACGTTGAGGAGTCATATCAACTTGCATATTAGCAGTTTGTTGAATTTCATTAAGTAAAGAACTTAATTGAGCAATATAATCTCCAAAAGAAGCAGTAAGCATACGAACTTGCTGTGCTCTAAGCATTCCTTGATCATTTTCATCATCAATATACAAAATACCATCAGCAAGCATTCTATAAATAGTTTCTTCAGGATATTTACCTAATAAAGATTTAGCTATCATAAGAATATTAAGTTTGTTTTTAGCAATAACCATTTCTCTATGATAAGCTACAATATTATAAAATACTTGAAAAGGAGTAACTATATCTACAATACTAAACTTTCCAAAACCCGGAAGAACTTCATTAATGCCGTTATAAGGTAATTTTCCATTACGATTATAAGCTATAGCTCTCGCTCCATAAGGATAAATAGCATCATGTCTTCCACCAATACGAACACTTTCATAAACTTGTGGTTCATACACATATTCTAATGAAATATCCCCCGTAGAGACATTAAGTACATAATCATCATTCTCAACTCTACTATCTATTAAACCAGCTTCATTAACAAACGTTACAATAGCTCTTCTTACTTCACCTCTCCAAACTACATGCCAAACATCATACAAATCCATATTATAGTCTCTTTGCATATTAGGAGAACGTCTAAATAATTCTCTATCAGCTATACTATATTTTTGACAAACATCTGGAAAATAACTTTCATAAGTGGAAAAAACTAAATCTTTAGTATTAGCTGGAGAATGTTTAGCATAATAAGTATTAAGAAAATCTCGTTGTTTATCATCAAGATAATCATCAAATTCATCAATAATTTGTTGATAAGACATTTTACGTCTACAAGCAAACATATCGTCATTTTCTCTAAAAGAACTATCTGTGTTAATAGGATAAGCATCTCTTGGAGAAATATTTCGTTTAACTAATTTTGTACCAACAACATCAGCATAAGTATAACACTCACCAAAACTCACAAAATCAAAATATGCTCTTGCATAAAATATTTCATCATCAGTAATATCCCGAATTACATTAAGAATCTCTTGACCTTGTGCAGATATATCATCTACATAATTCTCATTAAATTCTTTTGTAAAAGCTTCAACATCAATAGAATCTTGAGGATTAAATTGTTGAGGATCATTACCACCGTTAATCCATTCTTGATAACTTTGTTGAATACGAGCAGCAATACGTTGTTGAACAAGTAAAGATAATTCTTGTCTAAGTTTACGATTACGAGCAAGCATTACTTCTGGATTATTAGCTCCTACAATAAAATCATGAGGATTTTTAATATATTCACTAACATATCTTCTTATAATACCTTTCATTAAATCATAATTGCGCATAGTAGCAGGAAAACGTTTAAATTTTTCTTGAGTAGCATTATAAGGATTTAATATCTTTTTATAAAATTCATCAGGAATATTACCATTAAGAATAGCATATTTTATTTCTATTTCTGAATTATCGCCTCTATTAGCAATACCTTGAGCTATAATCCAATCGCAACAATTAGCTGCCCAAGCAGCGTCTTTTTTATCACTTGGAATGCGTTGTAAAGGAAAATCAAATTCTTGTACGTTACTTCTCATATAATTATACTATTAATTAAAACCACGGTCTTGATAATATATTACTATCATAATCATCAATATTTTCACTATTAAGTTGCTTTCGATTACTAAGTTCATCTTGCGCTTTAAGATTCATAGCTTTCCACTCAATACCTCTAAGAAGCATAGAAGAAACACGGTCATAATTACCTTTAACACTCCATTTCTTTAATTCAAGAATAGTTTGATAATCATATATTCTATGAAAATTTCTTAAAGTATTTCCAAATTCATCTTTACCAATTTCTTCATAAAGAAATTCTTTAGTAAGACGAATACAATCTAACTTATGTTGTTCACCAGAAATATTATAACCATAAGTAGTATTAATTTTTCCTTTAAAAGTAGGATCAAAAACTTCTAATGGTTCACAAGATAAATATTTTAAAGCATTCCATTTACGAAAATTAGAAACAGTTTCACCTCGGTTTACTTCGACATTAGTTGTTCCAATACAATTATAATATTTAGCTAAAAGATAACAAATTCTATCGGCTTCTTCAAGAGTATCAGGACGACCATAATAAGTACAAACAAGCTTTTGTTTAAAACCGTTAAGATAATGAGGATTTTGCCAAACCATAATACTATTATGAGAATGTTTCATAGTAACCTCATCTTTATTTTTATTAACGCCTACAGGGTCATAATTAATACTATATAAACCAACAGGTATTTCTTTTATTAATGCTCCATCAGCTCTTTTAGTTTCAACATATTCTGGAGTAAACCAACGTCTAACACAACCATGAGGATCTTCATGCCCTCGTCTTGGAACGCCTACAATATAATCGTAAGTTTTCTTATTTTCAGAATGTAATTTAGCATTACTTTTAAATATTACTTTACCTTTTTCGTCAATTTCAAGATTACCATCTACATAAAAATGTAAATCAGTATCTATTCTAAGTCTATCTTCCCAAGCAGTTAATTCTTCTGAACTAAATATATTTTCAGAAGCACTACTAAACGATTCAGCGGGAAAATTAGCATATTGGCCAAGATAATTAATATAATCAGAATATTTCTTTACACTATTTTTCTTTTCAATTCTTTCTCGACGAGATATTTCAAGACCAACAAGAATATTGCTATTACCGTCTTTATCTATACCTTTAACGCCGTCTATTTCTCCTTGCAAGCCCCAACAATATGCTTTAAAGAAACCACAAGTTTCATTACGACAATCTTTATCCCAAACATTTTCAAAAGGCATAAAATTAAAACCTTTAACATTATAAAAATTTTGTTCAAACATTTGCATATTACCAGAAGTAGCAGTTCCCCAAGCACATAGCATACCAGTAGTATAAGCACCTGTTCTCATTGCAGGTTCAGTAACATTCATAAAATCATCAAAATTTTCCATTGTAGAAACTTCCTCTACTTTAACTTTAATAGCATCTTTACCAATAGCACAATCTGGATTATTAGCTGCACTTACACTAATAAGAGCAGAACGCCAAGATTTATCAGCTTCAACACCATTTGGAAGTTTATATCCTAAACGAAAATCAGACTTAACAGTACTAAGTATTCCACGAACAAAAGGAGTATTTTCTTCATAAAACTTTAAATCATTAACAGCAAAATCTGTAAGACCACCTGTTTGAGTAAGATATTTTTTATCAACAGCAACATGAATAACTACTTTACGAGATTCACAATTAACAGCATTAGCGCTATCAGCAGCCATAATATAAGAAAATCCACCACGACGAGTTTTATCAATCAATAAATGAAAACCATTTTTTTCAGCAAATTCAAGTATATTAAAAATCCACCATTGACTATCAATAAATAAAGGTCTTGCATATTTCTTTTTAGCGGTTGACTTCATACCATTAACAACAGTAGATTCATCAAGCTGTTCAATTCTACAATAATTAAGAAAATTATAATGACTGCCAGTAATATGAATATTCTTAATTTCTCCATTAGCTAATTTAAGACAAGGAGCATCAAAACCATATTTACGTCTATATTGTTCTCTACGTCTAAATTGTCTATGAGGAATAGAATCTTCTTTATAAGCTGTATATTTTCTATTATTATCAAAATAAATTCCTACTTCTTGAAGTAATTCTGTATTAACAAATTTAGCAGTAGGATCAATATTCATTAAAAACCCACCGCTATCGCCAACAAGAAAATAATCATAAGGATCGTAAAAGCCACATTCTGAAGCCTTTTTATATTTCTTTTCTTTGTCAATTTCATTAATATAGTCCAAAAAAGGATAACTTTCCATAATAAACTATTTTATTAAAATAGTCACTATAGTAACAACTACAGCAACTCCAGCAATTCCACCAAATATTTTAGATTTAATTTTTTCTCTTTCTAAATCTTTTTTTATAGTTTCATTTAATTGAGCATTTGCAAGAAGTCTTTTTTGAAAATCATTAATAACATTTTCTTGTTCAAGAATATATTTATCTTTAAGAGTAATTATAGAATCTTGTTCTACAATAATCTTTTTAAAATATTTTCTTTCAATCATTTTAATATTAGCTTTACGGAGTAATTCAATAGGAATAGTAATTTTAACAGTGTCTGACTTCCATTCAATTCCCCGTAGAGGAGTATCATATTTATCACTCGCTAACAAGCTCATAAAACTGTTTAACAACATTACTATCGTTAGCATTAATAGCTTCTTGTATATCATCTTTCAAATCTTCTTTTATATTATATATAATACTATCTTTTTCAATTAAACGATATTTTATACTATCTAAAAATATATGATTATATGTAGTATCTTGTATAACAATGTTATCATTAATATTACTTTTAGCTTTCCTATAACCAATATTATATCCAACAGAAAAAACTATTAAAGTAATAATTAACAATAACAATATCTTATTAAACTTTTCCATATTGCACTAAATTATGTTTAAGTTCTGGAGTAAATTTACCTGTAATAGTCATATTGCAAACTTGTTGAGCGAGTCTAATAGAAGTAGTTACTCCACAATTAACAGCGGTATCAAATAATTCATGGGCTATTTTTTGACTTGGAATGTCATCGAGTTCAAGTCTATCCCAATAATTAATTTTATAAATTCGTTTAACTTCATTAGTAATTTCTTGATTATTTTTTAATCTATTATTAATACCTTTAGTACCAAATCTTTTTTTAATATCATCAATAATATTCCACATTTTAGAATTTGGATTATATCGTCTACTTATACCAAGATAAGTTTCTCCACCAGCATCATCAGGATCATTAACATATCCTCCTTCAACTACTATTACTTTTTTAAATTCTTCATCAAAATTAGCCATAATTATTCTCCTTTCAAAACACGATTAATCCAACCTTTGTAAAATTTCATTTGAGAAGGTTTTTTATCAACAAGATTTGTATAATATTTAATACGACTAAGTTTATATCTTGCAACAAATAAATCTTCTCCAATAGAATCTCTAACACTATTAAGACTATCTCTTGTTAATTGAAGTTCTCGTTCAAGATTAACAATTCTAATAACATTAGAATTATCAGATATAGTATCTTTAACAGGTACATATATTATTTCTCTCTCTACGGGGGATTGAACACAAGCAGAAACTGCAAGAACGGCAAGAACGGCAAATATTATATTTCTCATAATGTTATCAAAATAAAGTTTTAGAAGCTATTCTTGAAGCAGCAATATTCTTACGTCTATCTTCAAGAATATTAATTATTTCAGTTCTAAGATATTTCATTTTATGTACAGTAACAATTTCTTTAGGATTCTTTTTAAGATGATAAAGACCATCTGGAAAACGTTTAGGCATTCCATATTCATTAAGAACAAAGTCTGAATCAATATGACAAAGCCATAAACCAGCACAAGGAAGTCCTAAAATATATTCTACCATAAAAGCATACATAGAAAGTTGTAAATTATATATAGCTCCATTACAATCAGCTAAATGAGCAACAGGAGGTAAAAGTTTATTATTAGTAGAAACCCAAACATCAGTGGTTTGATGAGGGTTTTGTCTTTTATCTTTTTTATAATAACCACTTTCAAATTTAAGACCTCCACGATTAGTTTTCCAATCTCCTATAATAAATTTATCTTCACGAAGAATAAGAATATCAATAGTTCCGCTAATTAATAAATCTGGTATAAAACCACCAATTTCAGAATATATTTTATATCCATTAGTTATATAATAATCAAATATTTCATAAACTTTAGGATATTTATTTTCAGTCTTTTGTATAAAGTCATCAAGAATAATAGGTTTAACATATTGGTCTATAGTTTCAATATCCGCAACAGTAGTCATACTATTATCATTACGTTTAATATGTTGTACAGCTTTATAAAACATAGATGTATCTTTAATACTATCTTCCAGACCATTATGAGTTTTAGTACCACGTTTACAAGCCTCATCAGTTATTTCTTGCCATTGCTTAGCAAGTCTTTCTTTGCTAATATGAAGTTCTTTAGCTTTTTTATTAAGCCAATATTCTTTATCAAATTTTGGCTTATAATTATGAAGCAAAGTAGTAGTTGAAACATACTCATTACCAAGATTATCAGTATATTTATGAGAAGGCTCATCAAAAAATAATCTAATATCGTCATAAATAGGTCTAACTTTATACATAATAAAACAATTTAAATTAGGTTATTAATCTTTTATTTGTTTAATAACTTGATACAAATATCCAGCAAAAGTATTAACAAATTTTTCATTACTACTAAGTTCAGTTTCTCCCATAGTATCTAAAATTCCATGTATAATTTCATGTATAAAAGTAGAATTAATACTTTCTTGATGTTGTTCATGACCATTAAAATTTTGAGCAATAACAATTTCACTTTCTCCTAATGATATTTGTCCAAGATAACCATTATCTAAATGGTCAATAAGTTTAACGTCAATAATTTGACCATCAATAGTTATATTATCAGGTATTTTCATATTATATTAAAAATTATTTTCATCTGCGTCCATACTACTAAGAATTTGTCGTCCTCCACGAGCAAATTGTTCTTCTTCTTCATTACGAAGATTATCATAAGCTGTACCAAGAGCTTTAGTCAAAGATGGAATTTCTGCGATACGTTTACTAACAGAATCCATTAAAGTTAGAATAGGAGTAATATCTTCGTCTGTTATAACTCCACTAAGTTTTTTATTTAATTGTTCGTTTATTTTAACAGCAGCTATAGAAACTAAATGAACAGATTTTTGTAATGCTTCTAAAGCAACTCCAGCTTCTGTAATATTACGAACATAATATTTATCAATAAGTTTCTTAACAAGAGAATCGGGTTTATAATCTTTAGGTAAATCATAATTTTCTATTGCCATTTTAAGACTTTCTTCATAACTAAGTCCTTGTTGTTTAGCAGGAGATTTAGGATCCCCAAGATAATATATAACACCTACTTCTGCTATATATTTATGTTTATCCTTTGAAGTATCTCTTTGCCATAGTAATAAAACATCTTTATCTTGTAATTGACGAAGAGTAGGAGCTTTTGGCATACCAGTATCATCAATAGTCAATAATTTATCTATAACTAAACCATTTATCATATATAAATTATTTTATTGTTCGTTATTACTAAGTTCTCTATATAATTCTTCAAACTCTTCATTATGTTCAACAGGAGTTAAACAATATATAGCAAAAATATAAAAATCAGCATACGCTTTACCAACACTTTCGTACAATTTGTTATACTGTTTATGATTAATTTTTTGAATCTTATAAAGTTCACGTTTTAAATCATTTTTTCGACGTTCTTCTTTTTTAAGTTTATCAATAGATTGTCTAACATAATCTTTGTATTCTTCTTTACTCATACTTAGACGAGCTTTCTTAAAATCAAATCTACGACTAACAATAGCTTCTCTTAAAGGACTTTTACGAATACAGCCAATATATGGAATATTAACAGTCTTAGATTGCTTAATATTTTCAGCAGCATATTTCTCAAGATTAGTAATAATAACTTCACACATTAATTTATCTTCTTCAGACTTAAAACCAATACTATTAATAATATCTTTCATAGTATTAACTTCAAGCTCATTATTTAAATCAGAATCATATATATTATCTATAACGTTTTTATCCATTTGATTACTATTGTTAATAACAGTCGTTACAGATTAAGCATGAATGCCCTCACTGCGTTCGGGCAAATCCCCCGTAGAGAAGTTCATCACTATCTCACTCATCACTTGCTTTTTCTCTATAACGACTGTCATATGTTTGTTAATTAAGTTCACTTTTATTAATAAAAGGATCTGTAACTATATGATTGACATCAACAGCTCCTCTTATATCATTTACCGCAATTATCTTAAATTCAAGAACAATAATTCTTGGAGATTTAGCTATCATTAAACCTTTATTTAAATTATTGTCTACTTTAATAACGTTTTCATCTTTATCGTATATAGCTTTAATAAGTTCTGGGTCAGAATTAATATATTCAGCTATATTATTATATGCAGCCATCGTTTTAATATTAACTTGAGTTCCAAGTTCAATAGCTGTTCTATTCAGAATAAGTTTATCGCCAATATTTGCATTTATAAACTCAGCATCTTCATCGCTAATAGCAGCAAGTAAAGGAGAAACAGCAACAGTAGAAGGTTTCTTAGCATTAATAGAAGTCATAAAATCAAAAAGTTTTGTATCAAAACAAAGAGCTACAATACAGTAATGTTTAGGAAGTTTAACTCCTTTAACAAGAGTATTTAAAACTTCAGGAGTAATCTCTCCAATAGAAGAAGGAATTCTAATTCCATAACTCTTCTTTTTACTTTTAATTTCAATCATAGTTTAAATAATTTGTTTAACAATATGTTAATTAAGAAGTTCAGCACCATTTAAAACATACGTACAACTACCTTTATAATGGCCAACAACAGCAGTGTCAGTAGCAGCGTCACGAGCAACATGTATATAATGGCAAGTATATATAATATATAAATATATTATATATACTTGCAACGCACGTAAAACGTATTATAATATATAATATAAATATTATATATTATAATACGTTTTACGTGCTTTTTATATAATATACGCATGGTTATAGAATCTTATTAGTATTACTTTTAGGATTAAGTTCAACAGCAAAAAGTTTTGCTTTTTCAAGACGATATTTATTTATTTGAACAGCAGAACCACATGCGATATTGTTATCAATATCAATATATACAAGACCTTTATCTCGAAGAGTATAAAGACTTCTGAAATAAGTAGTTGCAGAAATCTCATATTCGTCTTTAGCTTTTTGTCTTACAATAGGCGACGCAACTTTACGATTGTAATTAACAACAACTTTCAGAAGATTAGTCTCAGCGGGTTTAAGATTATAAACACCGCTTAAAAGAGCCACAAATAGATCAATACCATTAATATCATTATTCGTAACAAATTTAACAATATCAGTACCAGTAAAATTATGTAGATTTTCTTTATCTACATATAGAATATCAACTGTACGTTTATCAATACTAAGTTCCATATTTACCAAATTTGGTAAGCAATATAACCACTTTTTGGTAACTAACAAGAATAAATAATAATTTTTTATTATCTTGTACTCGAAATAATAATTAACCTGTTAGTGATATGATAGAAAAAATTTATGAAATTAGTTGTGATAATTGTAGTCATGCTATTAATCACACCTTTTATAAACCTACTATTAAAGATTTAAAAGAAGATAATATTATTTGTTATAAAGGTAAACAATTCTGTTGTGAAGAATGTTTAGAAGAATATAAACGTGCTCACAAAAAGAGTGTAGATATTTCTATTCATATAGATAATTCTATTGTTCAATAAGCTATTATTATATATTATATATTATATATTAATATAATACTGTTATTAGCTAACTACTTGATATTCAACATTGTTGTTGGTACAAAAAAGTGACAAATTATCAAGTTTTTGTACTTTTTTAGTCACAAAATATGACAAATTATCACTTTTTTGTACCTTTACAAAAACAATTAAATAATTATAATATGGACACAAATAGAGCTTTTATTAAAACTTTAAATGATTATTACGATGGTAATAACGATTGTAATTCTATTATTATTCCTAATACTTTTGGTATAAGAAAAGTTGATTGTGATTTAATTATAGGTAAAATCGATAATAAAGAAATTAGAATTACAGAAAAGATTTGTATGAATTTTAGTCTTATTGGTAATTATATTTGGAATTGTTTATCAATGCGTAGAAAATATCTTAATTATGCAATAATCGGATATATAGCTAATGCTATTAAATATAATAGCAATATTATTAGAATTCATCTTGATACTATAAGCTGTATTGTTGGAGCGGAATTAAATAATAGAATGTATCAAGAGTGTTTAGCAGATCTTAAACGATATTCTATTATTAAAAATACAAGTGTTCGTGGCATGTATGAAGTTAATCCTTTAGCAGTATTTAAAGGAAGTGTTTTCAAACTTCTTGATATAGCAGAAGAATATGGTATTAAAGGATTTGTAGATGATGGCGATAAAGTTATTCTTGATAAGTTTGCTATAACAGAAGATAAAGAAGGTAAGAAAGTTAAAGTTATTCTTAATGGTAAATATCATAATAAATCTAATAAAGATAATAAAGAAGTTAAACAAATTAATTGTGATAATATTAGATATAGTTTTGATAAATAATAATCTGTTATATAACAGATAATAATTGTTTATAATATGGATTTTGTTAATAAAGATAATTATAATCAATTTGAAGTTGTTATGCAAAACCATACTTCTTATGATTTAAAACATAATAATTGTGTTGAGAAAACGTTTATCGTTAGAGCTGAATTTATTTCTTTTAATAGTTTTATTGATTGTAATTTAGAACAGAAACATAGTAATAATTCAGATTATAATCAATAACGTTGTATTACATATTGTATCGGATATTGAAGTGAATGTTATAGTATTTATAAGATAATACTGTTATAAATTAAGTGCTTGATTTACAGATAGATATTAAATGTTAAATGTTTGTATATACGGATATTTAACTAAATTTTTAACACATAATGTTGGCGTATGCGGAAAAATATATTATCTTTATGATTATATTAATCATTTAATAGATAAAGTTATGAGATATAGTTTTGAAACTAAAGCTAATAAAATTTATGCTAATAAAGTTGCTTCTTATGCAGAAGAAGATGCTGCTAAAATTATTCCTACTAAATTTTCTCTTGATGTTGAAATAGAAGAAAAAGAAATACTTAATAGTATTGTTAATAATTATCAGGTTTATATTAATAAATCTTGTACTAAAGGAGTTAAATATAGTATTGCTGGAGAATTATTCGATTTAATTGCATATAAACTTCGTAGAGATACTTTGCTTCTTGCTTCATATATTCGTCTTAATATTATTTATAATGGCAATTATGTTGAAATTACAGAAAAAGATTTTATGCAATTTTCTGGTCTTCAAAAGAATTGTTTTTATAATGCTATAGAAGATGCTATTAATAATAAAATTATTGCTCGTACTACTCGTAAATCTATTTACGTTGTTAATCATAATATGATATTTAAAGGCAATCTTGGAGAATTTATTGCAAAATATAAAATTAAATACCCCGATGGTTGTAAAGTTGATAGTAATGGAAAGATTATTTTAGAGCATTAAGATTAATAGTTTTAGGTTATAGTTATCGGCAATAGTTATCAAACTGTTGCCGATTGTTGTTTTAAAACAAACGTAAAGCAGAAAGTAACAAAAAGTAACAAAAAGGAAGATGATAAGAAAAGAAATAAAGTAATAAAATAGAAGCTATTAAGAAAGAAAATAGTAGAAATGATAAATGAAATAATAAAGGAGATAATAATAAAAATAAAACAGAAAATAATAATAGAAATGATATAAAATATATTAAGAGAAATGATAAAGTTAAAAAGAAAAATAATAAAGGGTATTATAAAGAAGATTATAAGAGAGATAACGATAAAAGTAAAAATGAAAATAATAATAGAAAATGATAAAAGAAAATGATGTTTATCTAAAATTTGAGGTTTATGAATGTACTGTGGGAGGTATGTAGTAGACTACCCCCGGTGCTATTGATAGTTTTGAATACCCCCGTCATGAAAGTACCAAACACCTCATACTTCAACATAATAAATCTTGGTATAATAAATATTATACTCATCATAGTGTTGCACTGCATGACACAGCTGATGTTATTATTAACACAATGCAGAAAGTTCAGTGAGAAGCTGACTATGATAACTATGAAGTTAAAATTAAATTTATTCAACAAGTTAGACAATGAAAATAAACATATAATAGCAACTATTATTGATATACTTGGTTGTATATTATTTATTGTTGCTGTATGTTATAGTATTTATTGGTGTTTGACTTCTTGGTTATTATCGTAATTATAATATAGCTAATATAATAAGAGATAATCTTGTTATATTAGCTATTTTTATTTATGTTACATACCTCATACTATAACATAATAAATCTTGGTGTACAACATATAGCGTTATTGTTGACACTGTTATTACTAACCAAACGCTCGGCAACCAAGTCGTTAAATTGGTGAGACTCTGAGAGAGAGCATTACAGTCATGGCTAATTCAAAAGCTGAAAACGAAGTGAGTGTTATCAACGTAGTTGTTAAAGCTGTTAGAGTTTACTCAACAGGTGACAATGTTCGTTATCGTGTTCAATTTGATAGTCCTTTTCAAGGCTATGCAAAAGACATGAATGGCAATTACAATCTTACAGAGATTGACTACATTGATTTTGTTCCTTCTGTTTTGATTGCTCAATGTCTTAACATTGTCGAAGGTCTTGATATTCTGTATACCAAGAAGAAAGAAGCTGGTCTTCGTTCTAATGGGGTTACAGGATTTGGGGCTGCTGAACTTCAAGCTGTTCTTCGCAATGCGAAAATGCAACTTGAACGTAGACATTTCAGTGCTGGCGAAGAATACGTTACATCTGACGGCGAAGTTCGTACTCACGACCACGATGGCTATTCTACTTCTATCGTAGATATTCGTGTTACTGAACGTGTTCAGACAAAGCTCGATGACATGCTTGACAAGATGCTCGAAATCTAATTCGAGCTTATACTCCAATGGCAGGATTAAATTCTTGCTGTTGGAGTTTTTCAAACTCAATACCTCATACTATAACATAATAAATTTTGGAAACAAGTTAATATTACAATTAACAGTTCTATTAAGCCTTTTACTAATTATATTATTAATTAAAATTTTAAACCTATGGAAGAAAATATTAAAATCACAAATGACATTATTAAAGCTGTTTATGCTCATATCTCTAAAAGATATAATATTAATAATATTCAAGTATTTGAATTTATTACAAAACAAGCTGATATTAATAATCAAGCATGTAATGATTATATACTCGATTATTATAAGCATTTTATTTTAAAACCTAATGCAATATCTAATGGTATTGTTGATAAAGTTTTTAAATATATTGCTATTAAAACTAACTTAAGTAATAATGAAATTGATGAACTAATTAAAAATGAAGCAATTAAAGCTAATAAAAGTGTAGATGATTATATGCTTGATTATTATAATAACGTTATTTTAAAAGATGATGAATATTGTAATACTACTGTAGAACTTAGTGATGAAGTTATTAACAGAGTTTATTATGATATTTATGATATATATGGTATGGATTATAAAGATATTTATGGTTATATTACTCATAATGCTAATCTTAATGAGCAATCTCGTGAAGAATACATTCTTAATTATTATGAAAATATTAAGTTAAAAGATAATAAAAATAATAGTGTTATCATTGAAGATATTGACAAGGTTAACTTTGAGGAATTAACTGAAACTGACAAAAAAGTTATTGCAAGTCGTAAATATATGTGTCACGAATGTATTAAAGAGGTTATTTATAAACTTAATGAGCTAATTAATAGAGATTTGAGTAATGATAGACGCGCAGTTGATGAAGCTGGTGTAATCATGTATGCTATTCAAGCAATTGATAGAGATGTTGCTAATGCAGTTAGTGACTGTCAAAAGGTTTTAAAGTTAATGAAATCTAAATGCTCGTAGATAGCTGTTATTAGCTCTATATTGAACGATTGAAAGAGACATGATGAAGAGTACGGAAAAGAGAAAATGCGAAATTAAGCTATTTGAGGCTATTTAGAGCATTAGTGGCAGTAGCAATAGTAGGAACACATCCCACACCCTTGCTATCTTCTTTCTCTTCTCCCTCTTTATCTCTCTCTTTAAGACTTTAGCATGCTGTGTCAAACAACAACTCAAATAGTTTTATTTAAACTCTTAATCTTATCATTATCAACATCATTATCAACAATATTTTAATTAATATTTTAAACAGCTTTATCTAAACTTTAATTTCAGCTTGATTATTTTTATTTTTATTTCTATTGTCAATAATATTATTAACAATAGTTTAAACAACAACTCAAATAGCTTTATTTAAAACTTTTGTTTTAGCTTATGTTTTAACTTTTGTTTTAGCTTATTTAATAACTCTTTTAAGAGCTTTATTTGCTTTTATTTGATTAGGTTCGTCTTAAACAAGTTTAAGGCTCACTCTTTAACTACGTATAACTTTATGTTATTAAGTTATAGTAAGTTACAGTTTATAACTCTTATATAAAACCTTTTGTGTAACACAATATAAAACTTAAACAGATATGATCAAATTAATATTATTAGGGATAATATATGCAGTAGTAACTGCAATATGTTTTATAAAAATAAAACAAATAGGAAACTCAATACTATTTAAAGATACTATAAAAATAGTATTATATTTAGTGGTATTTCTATTTACATCAGTATTAGTAATACAAAATTTATGATTATTATATTATTCAATAGGTTTAGCAACAGCTTTACTTATTGAATAATATATTTATTCACCTCATACAATAACATAATAAATTTTGGATATGTGATTGATAAGACTTTTAATAGTTTTATTAACGTTATCATTATAATTATCATTATTAACAATTAAAAAATTATTAGTTATGGCTAAAGAAAATGCTGCAACTGTAGAACAAGCTGATGTTCAAGTTGAAAATGGTGCTGAAAATGCAAGTAATGAAATGGTTAATGTTAGTTATCAAAACTGCATTAAGAAATTAATTGCTGCTGGTTGTAAACGTATTAATTCTGTTAGAATTAAAAACGTAAACTTTACTGAGAAAGATAACTATACTATGGTTAGCTTTACTCTTAGTAATCCTATTCGTGGCTTTGTAAGTAACGATAATGGTATTACTTATCAAGAAGGTATGACTAATACTTTGTTTACTTCTTTATATGCTATCGTTGGAGCACTTAAAGAAGATGATGAACTTGGTTGGATGGCTAATGCTCTTCTTGATAATCCTCAAGCTCTTAACTTGATATTTAACGGAGGTAGTGTTGATATTCTTCAACAAGAAATTGTTGCTGGAGAACAATTTACTAATCCATTTAGTACAAGAAGTGATGCTACTGTTCAAGTTTATGATCATGATGTTATTATTAATCATATTATTGGTTTTAAACTTGGTAAAACTGGAGAAAAGATGGCTGCAAGATTTGCAGACAAGTTGATGGGCTTCTAATTATAGCATATAATATTAGTAGTAATGATAGAAATATTGTTACTACTAATATTTATATTGTTTATAATATGATTATTGTTGATATTATTACATTATTTATGCTGTTAAGCCTATAATATGCTTTTTAGCATGATTATAATCAAGAAGTTAAACATATGACGAAAAAAATATATTAAATATCTTGTGTGGTATTATAATTGTTTTTATATTTACAGAAAATATTAATCTTACTATTAATCTTTAAACAAACAAAATTATGGACATTGAACAATCTGTTGTTGAGAATTTAAGAAAGTCTGTTAACGATAACGGTGTTAATTCTCAAAAAGAAAATGAAGGTGTTAACGAAAATACTATAAGACCTGTTAATGGTTCTTATAGAAGTAAACAAGATAATAAAGACAAAAAAGAACGTAAACGTACTTATGTTCCTGAAAGATATGCTAAACTTCCTAAACATATTCTTGAAGTTGTATTTATTATTAAATTTAATGCAGAAATTCGTAGATTTACTGCAAAAGGTATTATCAATACTTTATTTACGAGAGATGAAATTAAGACTAAACGTCCTTATGTTAAATTTCTTTGGAATAAATTTGTTGTAAATACTAACGGTTTGAATCGTGAGTATAATTATAATGAAACTTTTTTCATTAATAGTTTAATTGCTTCTTTCCAATGTTTTGCAGAGACTGCACAAGAAACTATTAATAAGTTTTGTTCTGAAGAATTAAATGATGATTGTCTTGCTGATATTTCTTCTGCTAATATTGACAAGATAATTGAACTTAATAAACAGAATGCAGATATTAAAACTGTTGATGTTGAAGAGTAAAATTTACTTAGTCTGAATCCCCGTAGAGAAGAACGATATATCATTGATTCCTTTACGGGGATTCAGACTTAATCTTATAATTATGATTATGGAAGATAATAATAACGATATATCTGTTGAAGTTGAAATTCCAAGTTATCTTTATGATACAGATTATGATGATGTAAATTGGAATGATATGCCAGATGAAGATGACGAAGAATTTGATACATTTTGTGATTGAACCTGAAATCTTAAAGTATGGGAATTAGTGATAATTGAACATGCTTGTTTTAGAACTTTCATAGTTATAAGTGTTACGGTTAGTGATAATAGTAACACTATCTTTTAAATTATTAATTTAGTAAACTTATTTATTATGAAACTAAAAACAATTGAATTTGATAGCTCTAAACAAAGTATTAGTGATTTAATAGATGAAATTGCTAATAGTATTAAAGAGTCTTTTGATAAAAGCAAAAGTGATATATTTAAATATATGATTGCTGATACTAAAATATTTGTTGATTGGGCTAAAGATTATAATAAAGTTGATGATTTGCTTCATCAAAATATTATTGTCGCTCTTAATAACCTTAAAAACGTTAGTAAAGAAGAATTAGAATCTCTTGATGAATGTGAACTAAATGAATATTTTGGCATTATAAATAATGTTGAAAATATTTTATATAAATATATTACTAATGTTTGTGAAAATGTTAAAGATGATATTATAGAAATTATTGACAAACGTACTAAATCTTCTTATAAGCCTACTAAAGAAGATTTAAGTAAACTTCGCAAAGAAGATCTTATTAATATGATTATTAATGAAGAAGAACCAAAAAAGAACCAAGATTGAGATAATAGCAATAATACAATTATTGTATATCATAGTTTGTTTATTCATTGTTTCAATTTATTTTTACTATAGATATTCATAATAGTATTATTGCTAAAATAAAACTCTTTGTGAAAAGAGATGTTGTTATGAACCAAACTGTGGATTTACCTATCCGTTTTGACAGGGATTTGTTGTGAAACAAGTTCCTGTTTTTATTTATAATAATTAATGTATTAATTATATTATTGAGTATAATGTTAATCGTTATATTAGGTTATTATTGATTATCGAGATATAGCAAACTTAATTCGTTAAACGTTTTATAATAGCTAATTTTAGCTTAATATTGAATTATCATATATGAAGTAATATAAGTTATTTAATTAAACATAAGTCTTTGTATTAAGCTAAAAACAGCTATCATAATCTAAAAATATTAATTATGGCTAATTGTAAATTATATAGTATAACTGTTGGTACAGGATATAGAGGTGGAGGTATGGTTATTGCTGCCAGAAGTAAAGAAGAAGCTATAGGATTAATTCATGTATATGAAGATAATATAGCTAAAGAATATATGGAACTTGATACTCTAAAAGATATTGGTGTTGAAGCTAAGACTGAACCAAAAGTTTTATTTTGTAATTATTATATAGAATAATAAGCAGATATAAAGCTGGTATGCGATGTACTTCTCTACGGGGGAACGAATGGTGTGGCGAGGCAAAGCCGAGCCATTATTGTAAATATAAATAATAGTATTAATAAACAAATTAAATCACGTAAAGTTATGAAAAAGAAAAATTATGATGAAGTGAGTGTTATTAGAAGTATTACTAAAAAAGCAGATATTTCTATTGATTATGTTAATAAAATAGTACAAGTTAAAAAAGATTCTAATGAAGTTGGTAATGGTACTTGGGGAAAGATAGATTATCTTTGTCATTATTGTGGATATAGTTATATTATATCTAAAACTATTAATAATAATAGAAAAGTTATTAATAGAGAATTTGGTGATGATAATGATAGAAAAACTTCTAAAAAAGAAAGAAAACAACTTAAACTTGATATGGTTAAGTCTACTAAAAAATTAATGAAAAAATAATCTATTAAATTTATTATTATGCCAACATTTGATTTTTCAGTTTCTGTTAAGAAAAATAATAAAGGTAAATATAAAGTTATTAAAGAAAAATATACTATTAAAGTTAGAAAAGCTAAAGGAATTGTTTTTATTGATAAAGATGGTTCTTATAAAGTTTTAATAGAAGATAATATTATTCCAATTAAACAAGAATGTTTTACTTGTAAAGGTGCTTCTAATATTTATATGCAAGAATTAGAAAAGAAATCTATTCGTAATATTTATATTAGACGTGATAATCTTAATCAAGAACTTGATATTCTATATTATTTACCTTTTTGTGTAGGTTGTATTGTTAAAGGAAATATTGTTGTTAATAATTATGATAAACAGCAATATTTTGATATTAAAGAAAGCTATATTGATTACGAAGATGATAAAGCCACTAATATCTTTAAAAAATATAAAGATAATTATGATGAACTTAATCAAGCTCGTATTAATAAAATATTGAGAGAAAGAAATGAATGAATTTAAGATTGGTGAACGTATAAATAATAATGATAAATATAAGTTTACTAATGACCAACAAAAAGCTATAGATGGTATTATTGATTTTATAGCTTCTCCTTTTAATCCGGCTAAATATATAGTTGGATTAATTGGAGCTGGTGGTACAGGTAAAACTTTTATTACTAAATACATTATTAATAATTGTAAATATAGTAATAGTGTAATTAAGTGTACTTCTTCTACTCATAAAGCATGTAGAGTGTTTAGTCAAGCTATTGGAAATAGACCTGTTGATACTATTCAAAGTACTCTTGGTTTAAGATTAGATTTAAGATTAGAAGATTTTGATCCTAATAATCCTCAATTTAATCCTATGGCTAAACCAAAACTTGATGATATTAAATTGTTATTAGTTGATGAGGCTTCTATGCTTCCTTCTAAAATTGTTAATTATATATGTGAACAATGTAAACAATTAAATATTAAACTTATATTTATTGGTGATTCTTCACAACTTGCTCCTGTTAATGAAACTAAATCAAGTGCTTTTTATAAATGTAATAAAGTTTTTGTATTAAAAGAAATTGTTAGACAATCTGTAACTAATCCTATTTCTAATTTATTAGATTTATTACGAAATGATATTACTAATAAAAGTTATACTTTTTTAGAATATATAAGTAAAAATATAGGTGCTACTGTATATAATGAAATTGGAGAAGGTTTTAGTATATGTAATAAAGTTAACTTTAATAATACTATAGATAGTTGTTTTTCAAATGAAGAATATACTAATAACATAGATATGTATAGAATTATTGCATATACTAATGCTTGCGTTTCTAATTGGAATAATTATATTCGTAATAATATAATAAAAGACGCTGATAAAAGTATTATTACTAAAAATGATTTAATTATGTCTTATGAAACTATTGTTAATGAATTTATGGAAATCATTATTAATAATTCAGAAGAATATATAATTAATGATATTGTTAATTTTGTTGATGATACTTATGGGTTTAAAGGTTTTTTAATTAAGTTTCAATTAGTACATGGAGGTAATATTACTAAACCTTTATTTGTTATAGATCATAGAGATAAATTTACTATATTAAAATATCATAAAGTTATTACAGATTTAATCGAGACTGCTAAAAAAGCTACAGGTGGTACTCGTGCGAGTAAATGGAAACAATATTATGATTTTAAAAAGAAATATCTTATCGCTGCTAATATAGTTAATCGTAATGGAAAGATTATTTATAGTAGAGATTTAGATTATGGCTTTGCAATTACGAGTCATAAGAGTTAGTATTGGCTCTTGTAAAAGTCCTTTAACTGCTGGAACATCGTGAAGATAATAATGCTACAACGTAAGATGAAAATCTAAGCGTGAATGCTTGAAAAATTATTATTATATGACAATCAGCAACCAAGACCACTCATTATGTTGAGAAACATTTTAATGGTAAGGCTCATCGACTATCCGAAAGGAGTACTGGCAGTAATGCTGGGAAATGGGGACAAACTATTCATAAAACTATTTGGAATTACAATTCATAAATAATATATTTATAATGAAATTAAAATTTATATTGTTATGATAATAAATATTTATGGTCTTGTATATCCAAGTACACAAGAAGTTATTTATGTTGGACAAACAAGAACTTCTATTGAACACAGATTAGATTCTCATTATTGGAAACTTAATGAGGCTAAAAGAGGAAAACGAACTATGACTAAATTATTTAAATTTCTTGATAGTTATTTACCTCTTAGAGTTCAAGTTAAATTATTAAGAGTTGTTGATACTGATAAACCTTTTAATGATGCTGATTTTATGGAAAAATATTATATAAATTATTATCGTAAAATCAATCCTAATTTATTGAATGAAACAAATGGGGGTATTGGTGGATATACAGCAATTAATAAATCTGATAATGAAAAATCTATTATTGGACGTAAAATTTCCAACGCTATTAAAGGACGTAAAAAACCTAAAGGTTTTGCTGAACATTTAAGTGCTATAAGAAAAGGTAAAAATAATCCTATGGCTCAAAGATTAGAAATAAAAATTGGAGCTTATAAAGAAAATAATCTTATTAAAAGTTTTGAATACGGATTTGAAATTAATGAGTTCATAGGAAGTAAAAGTGCTTATAGTAATGTTCATAAAGTTCTTACAGGCAAACTTATATATAAACCTTATGGATATAATTGGAAATATATTGAATAGTTTAAGATATAGTCAGGTTTGCGATGAAAGTCGCAATGTTTATGCAAGGTTCTACTTATGATGTTGTATTTGTGGACGTCAATGATATTGTTTATGATAAAAATGGTCGTCCTTATTCTAATCAAGATGATTTGCTTCGTAGACTATATGTAGCATGTTCTCGTGCAAGAAAAGAATTAATTTTATGTTATGGGAATTAGACATAAAACTAAAAATATTAAATTAAGTGTTGAACATTATAGTAGTCAGCTGTTTATTAATAAAATAGACATTTGTTCTAATTGTCCTTTAAAATTATATAGTAAAGAAAATGATACTATTGTGTTTGGTACAGGAAATAGAATTACTAATACTATGATTATTTTACCTTCTTATGATATTAAAGCTGATATTAATTATAATACTATATTAAAAATTGTACGAGATACGTATAAAGATATTACAAATAAAGAACTTCTTGAAGATTGTTATGTAACTCGCACTATTAAATGTGTTAACAAAACAGATTTTAATTTGGAAAAAGAAGCTATTAAAAATTGTATTTGTAATTTATATTATGAATTTAGTCGTATAAAACCTAATAAATTAATTATTTTTGATAAACAATTATATGATTTTGGTTTATATAATTATAATAGAGGAAAATATATTGTTAAAACTGTTATTAGTCCTGCTGTTATATATTACGATAATCAAAATCTTAAAGATATTTTTGTAAGACAATTTAAAGAGGCTATATATGATACGTAGTTATACTTATGATGTTGAAGTTTTAAAAAACTTTTTTAGTATAAGTATAATTGAAGTTAATGATTATCTTAAAGTATTTAAAGATTGTTATGATGAAAATGATAAGAAAAAAGTTCCTATTCCATTAGTTCAAAAATATACTGTAAAAGAAATTAAAGAAAAACTTAGTTCAGTAGTTAAATATAGCTTTTATATTACTGATAAAGATGATTCTCAACTATTAACTATGCTTGGATTTATTAACGGACTTAGACCACATTATGAAATACAAAAAGAGAATGATGTTGAAAAACAAGTTCCTGTTCGTACTGATATGTTCGGTTTTAATAGTTCTAAATACGATAGATTAATGGTTGCTGCTTTTCTTATGTTTTCTAATCAAACAGATAATACTAAAGAACTTATTACTAAATTATATGAAACTTCAAAAAAGATTATTTCTTCTCAAAATGATTATGAAATATTTAAACATGATTATTTACTTGGTACTTTAAGTAAGTATAAACTTCCTTATACAGATGTTGATTTAATGACTGTATTTGCTCTTAATAAAGTTGGTAAAGGAGTTGATAAAAATGGAAAAACTGTTTATTTTCCTAAAAGTCTTAAACAAACAAGTATTAATCTTCAATGGTATGAATTACTTGAATATGAACTTCCTCCTATATCTGATAAAGATAAACATTTTTATGAAAAAGATAATACTCTTAAAGGTATAAATGTTGAAAATCTTAATAAGTTAGTTGAAAAGTGGGATAGATATATTATCGATGAATGGATTGAACCTACTATGTATTATAATATGAACGATTCTTTTATTCTATGTGAAATGATAAGACTTTATATAGATGAAATTCGTTTACGTTATAGTATATCTTCTGCTTATGGAGTTGATGTTTTAAGTAGTTCTCGAAGTAATATTGCTGATAAACTTTTTACAAAGTTTTATAGTGAGTTTAGTGGTTTAAGTCCAAGTCAATGGCAAGGTAATAAAACTGAACGTACTGCTATGGCTTTTAAAAGAGTTATTTTTCCTTTTATTAAATTTAAAACTAAAGAATGTCAAGAACTTCTTGAAGAAATGAAAAAAGTTGTTGTTTATTCAACAAGTAAAAAAGCTCTTAAAGAAGTATCTAATAAATATCCTGAATTTAAATATCTTAAAACTAATAATGATACTGGTTGGTTTGAAATAACTATTAATAAACTTGTTTATAGTATTGCAACAGGTGGACTTCATAGTCAAGATATTCCAAGAGAATTAAAGAGTAAGCTGGTTTATATTGATTCATCTTCTACGGGGGATTGTACAAAAGAAAAAACGTCTATTTGGGATAATATTACAGATGATAGTTATATATATGTACATTGGGATATCTCCAGCTTCTATCCGTCAATTATGTCGGTGTATCATGTAGCTCCCGCACATTTAAATGAAGGTGTTTTTACAAAACTTGTTAGTTGGCTTAAAGATACTCGTATTGCTGCTAAACATAGTGAAGAAGATCTTATTGATGGTATTCCAAAAGATATTCTTGCACAAGCATTAAAAATTGTTATTAATTCTATTTATGGTAAATTAGGTTTTGAATCTGGTAGTCTTTATGATAGACTTGCTGTTCTTAAAGTTACTATAAATGGACAATTAATGATTTTAATGTTGTGTGAAGAACTTGAATTAGCTGGTATAGAAGTTATAAGTGCTAATACTGATGGTATAGTTGTTAAACTTTATAAGAAAGATAAAAATAAATTTGAATCTATTTCGAATAATTGGAAACAACTTACTAAATTAGATGCTGATGCTGAAGAATATAAATGTTATATTAATAGAGACATTAAAGTTATTGGTGTCTTAACCTTGTGAATTGCTGGAACGCTAAGTAGAAATATATGCCAATCAGCAGCCAAGCGTCTTAATAAAGACGAAGGTTCAGAGACTATCGAAAAGCAACATATTACCAATGTTGAACTTAGTAGAGTAGATATTGTTATTAAATATCGAAGCGCAAGGCAAAATAATTATATCATAATTATGTATTTTCAATAAACATGTTGTATATTTACATGATTATTAATTAACTAAATATTATTGTTATGAAATTTACAGATGAAATACCACATGTTTGTTGTGTTTATAAAATTACAAATACTATAACTAATCTTATATTAATTGGTGCTACTACAAATCTTAATAAAAGAATAAATCATTATAGAAATGATGTTTATAGAGATAATCCTCTTAAACATTATAATAGAGAATTTTTTCAAGATATTATTTCTTATGGTATTAATTCTTTTATTGTAGATATTATTGAAAAATATGATAAAAATATTTCTAATATAGAATTAAAAAATAACGAAAGTAAATATATTATTCAATATAATTCTATAAATCCTAATATAGGATATAATTTAAGATTAGATATAAATGGTAAATATATTTGTAATAATTCTACTCGTATTCTTAAAAGTAAACAATTAAAGCAACAATGGAATAATGGTGTTAGAAGTAATCATTCTAATATTATGAAAGAATATTGGAAAAATAATATTAATAGAAGAAATCAACAAAGTAAATTTTTTAGTGATATTTTAACTCAATATGTTTATAATATTTATAAAGATAATATTTTAATAAAAGAACATATTTACTATAAAGAACTTGTTGATATAGGTCTTAAATCTGTTATAGGATATTTTGCTAAGGAAGATAAAATTCTTAATAAAAATAATAAAGATATTATTAGAAAAGTTGCAAAAGTTGTTTATTGTAAAGGATATAAAGTAGAACGTATTATGATAAATGTTTTGAAGATATAGTCCGATACTCTATGAAAATAGAGATTAACAAATAAGCAATAATTATATTGTTGAAGAAATTAATGGTAAAACTACATATAAAGGTGCTCTACATCCTAAAATGTATGCTATTGATTTAAGTAAAGGTTATGATATGCCTATTGTAGCACAAGCTGTTGTTAATTATTTTCTTTATAATAAACCTGTATTAGAAACATTATATGAATGTACTAATATTCTTGATTTTTGTAAGTCTCAAAACGTTGGACGTCAATTTCATGTTGAATTTGATGATGGAGTAACTTGTACAGAACTTCAAAGAAATGTTAGATTTTATGTATCTAATCAAGGTGGTAGTGTAAAGAAAGTCAACAATAATACTCTTATAAAAAGTAATCTTTGTGTTGGTTATAAAGTAACTGTATTAAATTCTTTAGACGATAAACGTATTGAATATCGTAATATTAATTATAATTATTATTTTAAAGAAGCATTAAAAATTATTGATCCTATTAAATTAGGTATTAGTACTAAACAAAAAGGTGATGTTAAAGCTAAACTTAAATCTGGTAAAATGTTGATTAAAAAACATTCTGGTATGTATAATTCTTTATTTGACGATAATGAAGATTAAAGAAAAAGTTATTCAACAAGTTCTTGATGGTTTTCAGCGTCTTAAAGGTCGTGCAAGTTTTTATTGTTTTACTAAGGATATTATTCCTGATATAGTATTTAATATTATATTAAAGTTTCATAGTAAAAATAAAGATGACGCTATTTTTATCGTTGTAGATAAGTATGAAACAAGAAAGAAATTAGTTGATTGTTTTAAAGCTAATAATATGACCATGGAAGATGGTTATAATATTAGAATTTTAAGTGCTGATTATGTTAATCCTAAATATCATTATTCTTATAAACTAATTATTACTGTTGGCATAAATGATAAATATATGTTACTTAATCATTTATATTATAATAGTAAATTTATGATTAGTATTCTTACAGAGAATATTATGGATAATGATTTTATTACTCGTACTCGTGAAATACTTCCTAATATTGATGTAGATAATATTTCTAATAAAATAAGGAATGACTATATTCATTCCCCCGTAGAGGAACACAGGATTGGAGTAGATATGTCTGATACTGATAGAAGTACTTATGATAAATATACTAATTATATAAATGATTGTGTTTCTATTTTTGGAGATTTAAAAACTATTGAAAAATGTAAATATGGAGATGAAGTTTTAAATATAAGTGCTACTGAATTTCGTAATAATATTGCTAAGCAAAATGGTTGGAGACATGATTTAGATACTAATATTGCTTTTTATAAGCAAATTGATGATATTTATAATCCTAATATTTTAGAAGAAAAAGCTCGAAATTTTTATAGTATTGCTAAGTTAAGAAGAGATTTATGTACTGATAATGTTGATAAACTAAGTGTTATTAATGATATTTGTAATGCTAATAAAGATAAGAAAATACTAATTGTGTCTAAGCGTGGAGAATTTGCTGCGCAAATCACTAAATTTTTAAATGATAATAATCAAAATCTGTCTGCTGATGGTATTGTTTATAAAATTTGTGGTGATTATCATGATTGTATTGCTGATTGTATTGCTACTGATGATGAAGGTAATCCTATTTATGTTAAGTCTGGCGTTAATAAAGGACAATTTAGAATGCTCAAATCGCAAGCCCAATCGACGCTTAATGAGAAGCGATTTAACAATGGGAATATTAGTATATTATCTATCAAACAATCGTCCAATGTAGAGCTAAAAATAGCTTGTGACATGGTTATATTTACTTCTCCGTTATGTGATAATATTGTTGAACTTAAAACTCGTTTTAGTAATGTTAAATTTGGCGATAATATTACTAAAACATATAGAGTATATTGTAATAGTACTATCGAAGAAGAAAAGCTATTAAAGGAGAAGATGAATAATACTATTATGGTAATAAATGATACAGAGAATAATTTAATGATAGATGAAATTTCGGGCGATATTATTTTGTAGTTATAGAAAAATGTGTTATTATTGTAATGTAGTTAAACAAACAAGTGCTCATTGACATTATGGCAAACGATGAAAAAGAAACTAATGTAGTTGAGAATGAATCTCCTGCTCAATTACAAAAAGTCAGTGATAAAGTACCTGTTGCTAAACGTGAAGTTATAGAAGTTAATAAAGACACTATTAATGCTATTAATTTGTTTGATGAAAAACAATTAATTGCTGCTGAGAATTTTCTTACTAAAATTTCAAGAAGTGAAAAAGGAGGAATTAAAAGTGTTAATGAAGGACTTGCAATACTAATGCGAGCACAAGATTTAAAACTTCCTTTTAGTTCTTGTCTTGAACATATTCACGTTATTAACGGTAAAACAGGTATTGATATTCATATTATTAAAGCACTATTGTCAAAGGCAGGTTGTTTTTGGAGATGTGTTAAAGACTATCAACCTCTGTATGAATATACAGATGGCATTAATGCTTATACTGACGATAAACTTCCTGATTATGCTATTCGTTGTAAAGATAAGAAAGAAGCTGATGAATTAAGCGAGAAAGATACTGATAGAGAACATATTTATTTATATCCTACTCGTTATTATCAAGATTTAAATGGTAATATTTATAAAGATTATAATTTAAATTCTAAACAATTTGGTATTGCTATTAATAAACAACAAATTGCTGCTATTTCTCAATCTGGTAAAATTCCTGTAATTCGTATTGCTAATCAACCTATTGATTACGTTACCGAATACGAAATTATTAGATATAGAGAAATATTTGGTAAAGTTGTTGAAACACGAAGTATTGGTCGTTTTTCTTATCTTGATGCTTGTACTGCTGGTTGTTTTGAAAAAGATACTTATAAAAAATATCCGAAAGTTATGGTTGGTCATAGAGCTTTTGTATATGCTGCTCGTGATATAGCTTCTGATTTTCTTATGGGCGTCATGGAAACAACCGAGTTAAAGCAAATTAATAATATTGATATTACTGATTCAGATATTATTGAAATATAAGATTTTAGTTATATTGTATCTGAATAAAATATAACAATTTTGATTGAAGATTTAGAAATTGTTATAAGAAAAGAAATTATTAATCTTCAAAACATTTTTAAATAACAAATTTATTAAACTTTTTAAAAACTTAAAGTTATGAAAACTGTAAATGGTATGAGCTTTGGATTTTCTGCTGTTAACGCTGGTCAAAGAAATGTAGCTGTTGAACCGCAACTTATTGCTGTTTCTACTGAAGGTAATTTCCGTATGACTCCTCCTGTAAGTCGTGCACTTGGTTTATCTTCTGGAGATTATGTTACTTTCTTGCATAATATAGATGAAATTAATGCGGCTATTGATACTAAAGCTGAAGCCTATACTTCTTTCTGTGAAGCTAATGGTTTGGAAGTTGGTTCTCCTGAATCTGTTATTGCTATTCATAAAGAATTTGATATGTGGGCTGTTGCCAAAGGTTTTGTAGTATATGATAGCAAAGGTAATGCTAAAACGACTACTGAACGTCTTACTAAACATGATAAACTTCGTTTTGTTTCCCAACATTTTGAAGAAATGTTAGCTTCTGCTCTTGAAAATGCTCCGGAAGAAATTAAAGACGCTTTGAGTCGTGAGGGTGTTACTAAAGAAGAACAAATGGATATTCTTTCTTCTTTTGTTAAACCTCGTGAATTGCCTAAATATAAAGGTTCTAAAACTGCTAATCCTGCTGGATTGACTGGTACTGGTACTTCTCTTACATTTACTGACGCTAATGTTTGGAAACAGCTTAAAGCTGATATGGGTGATGAAGCTACTAAAATGAATCGTGTTTACACTATTAATTTGGACGAAATTCAAGATATTCCTGTAGATAATGGTCATGAAGTTATTACTGTTAAGGCTTATCTGCTTAATGAATTTGTTGATAAAGCTCCTGCTCGTGTTGGTTCAAAAGAAGAAGGTGAATCTGAAGTAGAAGAGTAATTTATTGTTTGTCATAATAGATTTTTTAATATTGCCCGATAATATATTTTTAATAAGTATGTTATCGGGCATATTAGTATAAATTAAGCTTAATTTTAAAAACGAATTTTTATGTCAAAAGAAACAGTTAATCAAAAAACTCCTATTGAAGAAGTTAAAAAAGTATCTCGTCGTGGTTTAGGTTCTGCTCGTGGAACAGCACGTCTTAAGTTTGGCAATGATCAAGCTAAACCTAATGGTTTATTTTTAGGTCATCTCGAAGAAGTTAAATATAGTACTATAACTATCGGAGAAGATAAAACAGGAATGCCTTCTTTTAATGGTTTTGAAATTCCTAAACTTACTTTGACTTTTGCTTCTAATGAAGAAGATCCAAATAAACGTCATTATGTTTCTAAAACATTTACTGCCGTTGAATCTAATGTAAATACTATTCCGGGCGGTAAAGAAGAATGGAAAGTTAATTCTGTTTTTGATTGGCTTAAACATGTTTTAAATGTTTATTATCTTAAAGGTCGTGAATTGACAGACGAAGAAGCTACTGCTTTATCTTTGACGTTTGAAGATTTTGATGAACAAGGTGAATATGTTTCTGTAGATACAGAAATTGTTATTAATGCTTGGAAAGTTTTATTTGAAAACTTTGAAAATATTATGAATCGTGGTAAAGATGGTAAACCCGTTTATCATGATAAAAATAATAAATTTATTCCTGTTTGGCTTAAACTTCTTCGTTATGTTAAGAGTAGAAAATCTTGGACTCCTATTAATAATGGAGATTTAAGTCTTCCTCAATTTGTTGGAGAAGGTTGTATTGAGATTTATCAACAAAATGCTATTCCTTCTATTAAAATAGATTTGGTTAAAGAAACTATTCTTATTATGAATGTTGAAAAGCCAAAAACTCCTAATATGCCTGCTGTTGGAGGAATGGCTCCTATGATGGGTGGGGTTGCTATAGACCAAACTATGAATCCTATGGGTACAGATATTTCCAGTCAGACCATAGATGACATGCCTTTCTAATATTAATTTATTATTTTCTTAATTATAACTCCAACTGTATTTAATTATATAGTTGGAGTTATTTTTTAATAATGTTATAGTGAGAAATATAAATTCGAGTAAATTAACAAAGCAAGCTATTTTAGATAAAATTTCTCAAATTAGTATTTTTAGTACTTATCTTAATTTATCTAATAATATTATTCAACATTGTATTGATACTGGCGAATTAATATGTTCTCCTATAAGAGAAGATATTCACCCTACTTGTGGTTTTAAATATGATAATAAAGGAAAACTAAAATTTAGAGATTTTAGTGGTTTCTTTTGGGGTGATGCTTTTGATGTTGTTGCTTATATTATGAGCAATATTTATAATAGAGAATATAATATTCGTAATAAAGAAGATTTTATAAAAGTTCTTCGTCATATTACTTTTACGTTTAAAGATATATTTTATGGACAAGAAAAAGATATTAATCTTGTTAATGAAATAAATACAGCTATTGTTAATATAAAACATAAAAAACCTAATATTGAATTAGTTGTTAGAGAATGGAATAATAACGATAAAGAATATTGGGATAAATTTGGTATTCCATTGCAGTTTCTAAATATTAATTTTATTTATCCTGTAGAACAATATTACATTAATAGAAATGTTAATCCTGAACCAAAGTATTATTATAATACTAATGATCCTTGTTATGGATATTTATTAGGAAAAGATAGAAATGGTATTAATAATATTAAATTATATTTTCCTAAACGAGATAGAAGTTATACAAGATTTATAACTAATTGTAATCATTTAGAAGGTATTTATAATCTTAATTATAGTGATTATGATATTATTGTAATTACTAAATCTACTAAAGATAGAGTTAGTATAGGAGCAACGTTAATGAGATTGTCTCCTCTCTACGGGGGAACGAATATAGATAAAATTGGAGTTATTAATATTCCTCACGAAACTTATAAACTTCGTCAAAATGAATATGATTGGTTAAAAAGTAAACTTAAAGATAATAAAAGTAAACTTTGTTCTCTTATGGATAATGATGTTACAGGAATAAATGAATCTAATTGGTTATATGAAAATTTTAATATTATTCCTATTATTATTCCTAAAAGATATAAAAGTAAAGATTTTGCAGAATTAGTTTCTAATAATTCACTTAAACAACTTAAATCTATTATTAAAAAAGGAATTAAATATATTTATAATTATGATAAAAGACAAAGAAATAAAGATTCTGGGAATCTTCAATATGACGAGACTATGCCTTACTGATTCGAGTAAAGGTAATAGAATAGTTGTTATGGAAGCTATTACTGAAGAACAAGAAGCTCGTATTGATAAATCTAAACAATATTTTGGTTCTATACGTCATACTAAAGAAGATGGACAAATTATTGACGGAAAAGATATATATGTCTATGGTGAAATTAATTTCAATAATGAAGAAGATTGCAATATACTTAATCGTTTTCATTTATTAGATAACGATAATAGCTTTGTTTATTCTGGTTTTAATTATGATAAAGGAACTATTGTTTTAAAAGAAAATAAAGTTAAATGGTATCAAACTACTAATAATATTAAATGGCTTCAATTTAATCATTGTTTAATTGGTAAACCTAAACGTATTATTATTTATAAAATTGATAAAAAGAAATTAGTTAATGTTAGACGTTCTATTATATAATTACGCTGTAGAAATTATTATTGATGAAATTACTAAATTTTATTATTGTACTGATAATATAGATAATGCTAAAGAAGTTTTTGATGATAAAATTAAAAATTTTAATGGTCTTGGTCGTTTTATGAAAAATCATGTAATTGTTAAATTATACGATTTTGATAAAGATTGTAATATTGAATATTATGATAATAGAGAAGAAAGAAGTTAACCCTAATACTTATGAAGAAATTAATATTACTATTAAAATAGAATATCCCAATATTGAATATAATGATTGGAAAAGAACAAAAGAATTTAATACAGACAATGATATTTGTAATATCCTTGATAAAATATTAACTAATCTTAATTGTAAAAGAGTTTATGAAGGAAAAAGAGTTATTATGACTACTTATCCTGTTTATCAAATGTTTATTAACGAGTATTATTATTATCTTATTAAAATAGCTAATCAATTTATTTATAATCAATATTTTGATAAACTTATTAATTGTCATATAGATAATATTTTATTTGAAGTTATGAATGATTTTGTTCAAGCTCCTGTTAAACCATATCCTAAAATTAAAAATAAACTTCCTGAAAATAAATTTATTAAATATACTACTAAAGATATTTTTACAGGAAAAGAAACATATATTTATGAAAATCTTAGAACATTAGAAAAAATTAATTCTAATAATCCTAATTTACTTGAAGAATTAAATACTCCTAAGAAAAAGAAAATTAAAAAGAAAAAAGAAGTTGGAGTTCCTATTAGTTCTATGACTTTTAGTTTTAAAAAAGAAAAATAAGTTATTTATGTTACCGTTTGATTATAATAAAGGTCTTTATAGGCGTAATAATTTTGGACAGCCTTGTGTTTGGTATGCTCGTCCTTTAGATTATAATTCTATCGAAGTTTTTCATGGTATTATAGGTAAAACTATTACTAAAGATATTATTTATATTAATAGAGAACCAAGAGAAGAAATTACTTCTCGTATTAATGCTAAATTAAAAGTTGGATATAAAAATCTATGGGATATAAAGGATAATGTTCAACTCCCCGTAGAGGGAGAACTATTATCATATCTTGATAAATATCTCCCTATTCATCGTACTACTGCTGACGGTACTCTTTTACCTATGCTTGCTAAAGTTTATGATAATACTAATAATAGACTTTTTAAAAAAGTAAATAACTATATTGGACAATATAAAATTAATGGTCTTCGCTGTTTTATTAGTGCATATTATAACAATAATGATTTATTTGGTACTATAAGACTTAAATTTCAAAGTAGAGAAGGCACTTATTGGAATAGTTTACATGTTCTTGAAAGTTATCTTTTAGATATATTTCCTAAGAAGCTAATTGATGCTATGATTGAAGAACATTATATTCTCGATGGAGAATTATATCTTCCGGGTCATAGTGTTAATGAAATTAATCATTTTGTTAAAGATCCTACTTGTAAAGAAAATAAACTTATTCAATTTTGGTGTTATGATATTGCTATTGATGATGTTGCTCAATATAGTCGATTAGATTATCTTTATACTACTGTTGGAGGTTATTATAATATATTTACTTCAAAAGAAGATCATCTTAACAATAAAGATAAATTTATATTACTTCCTCAATATAATATTTGTAATGAAGATGTTGCTTATGAACGTAGAAATAAATTTATTGATTTAGGTTTTGAAGGTTTAATCATGCGTAATCCTGAAGCTGAATATCAATATGGTAAACGTAATCTTAGTATGATTAAATATAAGAAATCTACTGATGGTAAATTTACTATTGTTGATATTTATCCAGAAGGTGTTAAACGTAAAGATATTCCTTTATTTTTACTACGTAATGATATAAATGATGAAACTTTTGAAGTTCATCTTGGAGGTTCTTTTAGTTATCAAAAATATGTTTTAGATAATAAAGAAGATTTTATTGGAAAAGAAATGTTTGTTGAATATGGAGAAAGAAGTGGTGTAGCTCAAGTACCTTTTCATGTTAAACAAACTTATATTATTGACAAATAATTTATGAGTATTTATAATTATGAGATACTTAATCCTGTTATAAGTCCTAAAAGACCGTTTTATGATATAAAACGTAAACTATTATTTTTTCCTGTAAATGGAAGCAATTATCGTTATTATATTGAAGTTGCAAGAAACAATAAAGATACTTTTGCGAGAGAGTATTATGTTTTACTTAGTAATAGAAAATTTGATGATAATTGTAGAATTTGTCATGTTGATAATTATGGCAGATGTCAAATTAATCCAAGAGGAGAACTTAAAGATTACGTTATTCAAGAAACTAAATATCGAGGAAATATTGAAATAGAATATGTTGAAAGTGAAAGAGATTATGATGTCTTTGCTATTATTTAGTGTGTTATTTATAGTGGAAGTGTTTATAGTGCTTCCACTTTTTTGTTATTATAGCTTACTTTCTTACATAAAACGTCTATAGATAGCTGTTTTTAGCTTTATATTGAATTATGTTATACTAAGTGATAAATAGTTCAACGTAATATCTAAATAGCTAAAAATGGCTTTATATTGAGTCAAAATAATTAATATATTTCAGAAAAATATTATATATTTGTATTAAAGATAATAAAGTTACTTATATGAATAATAAAGATTTTTCAGATTATATTAGAAGCATAGAAGCTCTTGATGAAAATATTGATAAAGCTGAAATGTATGCTAAAAGTATTTATCATCTTGAAGCTATTAGGAATAGTATTAGTAATCCTGAAGGAAGTTTAGCTATGTGGAAAAATAATCTTGAATTAATTGCTGTTACTGAAATGCGAAACTCTGTTACAAATCTTATTAATACTCTAAAAACAGGATTAAGTTCGTTATTAAAAGAATAAATGTTTTTTATATGAAAGAGTGTATTATTGGTGTAGCTGGTCATAAAAATTCTGGTAAAGATACTGTTGCAAGTATAATTAATTATATATTTGTAACAGGTATTACTCGTTCTAATTATGCAGATTATGTTATACGAAGAAAAAGTATAGATATTTCTCATAAAGATAGAATTATTCATTTTGCTGATAGTATGAAAGATGCTATGAGTATTATTTTTAGTATTCCTCGTTCTGCTTTTGATGATAGAGTAAAAAAAGATAATGAATATTGGGATTATTTTAATCGTAAGTTTATTACTTTTGGTGAAGTAATTAGAGATAAAAATTATTATATAGTTAGTAATCTTATTGATAATAATTTAAACAATGTAATACAATATTCTGCTGCTAAAAAACAAAATCTTTATATTAAACTTAGAGCACTTATGCAATATTTTGGTACTGATATTTGTCGTAATTATATAGACAATAATATTTGGATAAATTCTACAATGTCTAAAGTTATAGATACTGCTATAACCAGAACATTATGTATCATACCAGATGTTAGATTTGCTAATGAAGCTAATGCTATTCGTAATAATGATAAACTCCTCTACGGGGGATTGATTAAAATTAATCGTGATAATCAAGATCTTGATGAACATAATAGCGAACGTATTAATTTTGATGTTGACTTTGAGATTGATAATAACGGAAATTTAATGCAATTATTTTATAAAGTTTTAGAAATATGTCAGAAAATAAAATAGGAATTGCTTTAGTACATGAAATTTGTCCTATTTGTGGTAAACCTATGAATGAACAAATACTTATGAATAGTGTACTTAGTAAAAAATATGCTAAAGAAATAGAAAATGTTCATGGTAAAGCTATTGGATATAGTAAAACTGCTTGTGAAGATTGTTCAAAATATAAAGATGAAGCTGTAATGTGTATTGCTATTGATGAAGCTAAAAGTGAACCAAATAATCCTTATCGAACTGGACAAATAGTTGGAGTTTGTAAAGATTTTCAATTATTTGTTGATAAACCAGAATTTATTATTAAAACAGAGAATGGTGTACCTTATTGTTTTGTAGAAGAAAATGTTGGAAAACAAATAGGATTTTTTAAATAAGTTAATATGAAAATAATTGAACCTTCTGTAGGACTTTGGAAACAAGGTGATGACGTTAAAGCTCATGTTGCTAAATGTGCAAGAGTTTGTTATGGTAAAGAAACAGGTAATGATGATGTTACTATTAATACTTTGCTTAAAAAACATCATTGGAGTATGTTTAGACATGAAAGTGTTTATGTTATAGGAGAATTTACAAGTAGACTTAGTATTGCTTTAACAAGATATGATAATAATCCTTATATAGATTGGACTTTTCATAATAATAAACTATATATTGTTACTAATGGTAATTTTATTTTAGATTTAAAAGAACAACAAGAAGTAAATGCTCATGCTCAAGTTCTTCTTACTTATATTAATTATTATAGAGTATCTGAAGATACTTTCTTTAATAATGAAATAGGTTATAATATGATGAGATACACTTTTTGTGTTATTACTCAAATTAGTACTTCAAGAGAACTTAATCGTGTTAGTCCTAATAATATTGCTGAACAATCTACAAGATATGTTTATGAAAATGGTAATATTTGTCGTCCTCATTGGATAAGTTCTGAAGAGGCAGAAGCATTTAATAAAGATAATAATGTTGATTTAGATGAAGCAATGAATATTTATCTTAAAGGTTGTGAGAGAGATTTTGAAGAATATCATATACTTGTAGATAAATATAAAATTAATCGTCAAGATGCCAGAGGAAAACTTCCTCTTGATACTGCTACAAAATGTATATATACTTATTCTATTAATGAATGGAAACATATTATAAAACTTAGAAGTGATAGTGCTGCTCACCCTAATGCGCAAATAATTTCTAATATGATTAAAAAAGAACTTGAAGAATTAGGTTACGAATTTAATTAAATTATGGAATATAAAAATATTATTAATATTAAAATAAAAGATTTTCAATTAGTTGAGGATAATAATTATAAAGCTCTTAATAAACAATTTGTAGATACTGAACATTTATATGTTTTTGATTATAATAGAGGAAAAATATTTCATATAGATGTTCCTATAAATACTCAAAATGAAGATATTCCTAATATTTTAGAAGAATATGGTCTTAAAGAATCTGAATGTAATTATATAGTTACTGAATATCCATGTAAAATAATAAATTTAACTTATGAAGATAAAATTGTTAGTAAAGAAAATAAAACACAAGATAATAAAGTTTTTATATGAGTATTTTAAAAAGATTTATATCAGAAATATAAATATTTCTGATAATGAAATTCTTCAATATGCTCATAATGAACTTACTATTGCTGGACATAATAAAAATTCTAAATATTATAATGATATAATAGAAGTTATTGCTGCTATAAGTAAAAATAATAATATTAATTCATCTATTAAACATAATATTTCTGTTATTAATAAATTATGCGATAAAGTTCCAATTACTTATTTAACTTTAAAAGAAGATGAATTTGAACAAAGTATTAGTTCTAAAATATTATATATTAATAAAAGATATAATAAAATTTATAAATATCTTAATAAAATGTTTGTTACTAATGCTTATTCTATATCTCCACAATATATTTTATCTATTAAAACAAAAAAACTTCTTCCTTTTAGTACAGATTTATCTTGGAAAAATGATGTTTTTGAAACTAAAGATGGTATTTTAACTGGTAGATATTTTAATAATTGTTATATAAAAGAATGTCAAATTAAATCTGGTTATTATATTCCTTTTAATACTATTAAATTAAAAGGTGTTAAAGTTGAAATCAAAGAGTTTATATATATAATGGCTATAGATTGTGAAAATGACGATTTAATTAGACTTTCTAATTTATATGATATTGATTGGAAAACAAATAATACCTTTAAAGATAAAAATATTAAAGATATTACTGTTAAAGATTATAATAATTATATTAAAAGTATATCTATTGTTTCTAATTTATAAAATTATATTATTATGAATAAAAAATTAATTAATAAAGATGTATTAAATGATATTATTGCTAATTCTAATATTTGTCAGCATGCAATAAAAGAACTTAAACTTGCTGGATATGGTAAAGGAGAAGGTGGTCCAAATGATTGGATATATCAACAAGTTCTTGAAGCTGTTGCTGTTTTTGCTTCTCATGGTAATTCTGGTAGTTCTGCTCCTTGGGAAATTAATTTTGTTGAAAAACTTTGTAGTTGGGATATTATTTCTCCTCTTACTCTTAAAGACGATGAATTTCAACTAATTGATTCTAAAGGTACTTGTCAGAATAAACGTAAAAGTTCTATATTTAAAGACCCTGATGGTTCTATTCATGATATAGATGCTTTTAGTAAAAAACCTGTTGGTACTTATCGTTTTGATACTAAAACTTGGGAAAAGAATGATAAAGGTATTACTTGGAATGGTGGATTGTTTGAACATAAAGATAATGTTCTTACAGGTCGTTACTTTGGTATATGTAATATTTGGAATCATGAAACAGATAAAGGTTATATGCCTAAACCAAAACGAATAATCCCTTGTGTTGAAGTAGAGATTTCTCCTGATAATTGGATTATGGCTGTTTCTGCTGATTCTACTGAATTATTATTACTTAGTTGTGATTATAATATTAAATGGGAACAAGTTTCTTGTTTAAAAGGTATTCGTCTTGAAGATGTTACTCCTGAACTTGATAGTAAAGCGTATGCAGAACTTAAAAATAATAAACATTAAAGAATTATGGCAAGTTTATATGAAATATCTAATGATATTCTTCGCATATTTAATGATGTAGAAGTTGCTGAAGGTGAAATTACTGATGAACAGTATGACGCTCTTCAAATCAAACAAGAAGAATTAAAAGAGAAACTCACTAATTATTTTAAGGCTATTAAGTCTTGGGAAGTTGATGAGAAAGCTCTTAAAGATGAAAAGAAACGGTTTAATGATAGACAAACTGTCTTTAAGAATCGTATTGAACGTCTTAAAAAAGCAATGCTTGAAGCAGTTATTAATTTTGGAGAAACAGGTAAAAATAATAAATTTATTGAACTTCCTAACGTTAGAATATTTACTAAGAATACTCAAAGTGTCGAAATAAATGAAGCTCGAATTAATATTTTAATTTATAAATTTAGAGATTTAATTCAAGAACTTGTTCAACAAGATATTCTTTATACAGGAGAAGATGTTGATTTAGTTGGTATATTAGATAGCATTAATGCTCAATGTATAGCTGAATTTGGAGAAGATTTTTCTCCTTTTAATATATCTGATTTAAAACATATTAAAATTAATATTTCTTATACTGATACTATTGAAGAATTATTAAAAAATAATCCAGATATTCTTCAATATTTAGGTAAAGAAGTATTTAGAACTGAAGTTATTAATGCTACTTCTAAAGACGAAATGAAACGTGTTATTAATATTTGTCAAACTTTAGAACAAGATCAACCTACAGTTGGTATAATAGTAAATAATCAATCTATTCAATTTAAATAATATGTTAGGAGAATTATATAAAATTAATGATAATGAAACTGGTTTTTCTTATGTACTTAAACGAGAAGCTAATATAATATTAAATGAAATAGATAAAAATAATCCTACTTTTCATTATAAAAAAGAATATTTTGATAATATTCTTAATATTTGTAAAGCTATAGATGAAATAAAGCCAGAGTCTGATGATGAAATGAAAGATATAATAGATACTATTAATAAACTTTATACTACTGGCTTATTATCTCCTTTGACTTTAAAAGATGATGAATTTGCAACAGCAAGTAATTCTAATTATAAAAATAATATTCGTTATCCTTTTATTTTAAAGAGTGTTGGCGATGGTAAAATAATAAATAATAACGCATATAAAGCTAAAATTTATAATATATATGATCATAATCTTGGTGCTAAAGTTTTTGAAAATGAGCCAGATATTTATTATAACCCTGTTATTTTTATTAATAAAGGAGGAGTTGTTACAGGAGAATATATTGCTATATGTGAAATAAGAAAAGAGGTTGTGGATAAACATAATTATACTATTCAAAGTATTGTTAATATTCCTTGTTCTCTTATTTTAGATAATGGCGATAGAATTATAACTGTTGATCATCGTGAACCTAAACTTAAAGTTTTAAAAGATTTCTATGAAGTTTATTTTAAGTTTGATAAAACTGTTCATGATAGAAAATATGATATTCGTAAATATGCAAAAATGTTAGCGTAATGAGTAGATATATTGTTAAAGGTGTTCCATTTAGAACTAAAGGTGCAGTAAATGTTGAAGACTGCACCACTTCTGAAGAAGTTATTAAAAAAGCTGGTTTAGATTGGAGTGTTGATAAATGTTATATTTATGCTGCTATGTTATCTAATGGGAATGTTGAATGTCCGATTCAAGATAGTTTTAACGAAGATGGTGTAGATTACGCTCCTATAGATAATACTTATGGTATTTATCGTACTGATAAAAATATTCCATTAGGAATAGTTAAAGGTAGATATACAACTGTTCAAAATATTGATGCCTTTAAATTCTTTGATAAAGCCATTGGTAAAAATAAAGCTATTTGGCAAACAGCTGGTGCTTTTGGTTATGGTCAAAGAATATTTGTTAGTGCCAAATTACCTAATAATATTTTTGTTAAAAACGATGTTGTAGATAATTATCTTGTATTTACTACTTCTCATGATGGTTCTACTGGAGTTAAAATATTACTAACGCCTATAAGAGTTGTATGCGAAAATACTCTTAATGCTGCAATTAGAAATGCTGAAAGTTATGTTAGTTTTAGACATACTAAATCTGTTCATGATAATATAGATATTGCTGATGAAATATTGGGTATTACTAAATCTAAGATTAATTTTCTTAATGAAGTATATAATCATATGTATAAAAGTACTATAAAAGATGAAGAAGTACAAAGTTTCTTTGGTAAAGTAGTTTTTACAGATGATGAATATAGTAGAATTTATCAAACTGGACATAATATTCAACAAGTTATTATGAGAGATTTTTCTGCAATAAATGACGCTGAAATTAGTATGAAAAAAGTTAACGTTGTTGCAGAAATGAATAATTACTATTATAGTGGTATTGGACAAAAAGAAATAATTAATACTAAATGGGGTGCTTATAATGCTGTTACTGGTTATTATTCTAATATAGATAATTCTAACGGACTTAAACGTATGGATTCTATTCTTTATGGCAGTAAAGCTAAAAAGATAGAACTTGCTGGTAATATATTAATGAATATGTAACAATCTTTTAACAATAAAATTAAAATGAGTAAAATACCTTATGTTTTAGCAGACGCTGTTTATTATGCAGCAACAACACCAGATGATGGAACTCTTTATGATACATTAGTTAAAATGTTTGATACTTTAGATCATGTTAGTGTTAATGTTTATCGTGAAGACGAAACCGTTAAACTTCCTGTTTATAGTAAACAAGGAGATGCTTGTATGGACGTTTATGTTCATAGTATAGAAGAAAAAGATGACCGTGTAGTTTATCATACAGGACTTCATTTTAAACTTCCTGAAGATTATGAAATGGAAATTCGTCCAAGAAGTAGTAATACTAAAACTATGGCCATAATGCAAAATAGTCCCGGAACATTAGACTCTAAAAAAATTGCATAATCCTTTGGTAACTCTAATATTTTTGCTAAATTTGCCGAGAACTCTAAAATTAAAATAGTTATGGATATTAAATTTGGTTTTACATCTGCTTCTAAAAATGTTGGAAATAAAGATGAAAATGGTAAAAGAGTACAAAGCAAAATTAGTAATGTAGTTGCTAATATAAAAGCCATTTGTGCTTATTGTGAAAAAGAATTTGAGTATAAACCAAGTTATGGCGGTACTCATACTTATTGTTCTCCTGCTTGTGCTGCTGCTGCTAAAAAGGTTACACATGAGCCTAATACTAAATGTTTTGCATGTGGTAAACCTATTTATATTAAGCCAAGTAGAATAGCAAGAAGTAAAAGTGGTAAATTTACTTGTTCTAAAGAATGTATGGGTAAGATGAGGAGTATGATTTTTACTGGTAGTAATAATCCTAATTATCATGAAGAAACTATTAGTTATTATGAAAATAATGGATTTAAATATCAACGTATAAAACTTCATAATCACCCATACAAAGGATTTCAAGATTATTATCCTTATCACAGATATATTGTCGAGCAAAATCATAATATGTTTGATGATAAATATTTTAATATTATTGATGGACAATATTATCTTAAACCTGAAGTAAATATTCATCATAAAGATGAAAATACTCTTAATAATAATATTAGTAATCTTATTCCTTTAACTATGTCAGAACATAGAAAATTACACAATTCCACTAAAGAAATTATTAGAGATGAAAAAGGAAGAATAGCTGGAGTCTTTAAACAGGGTGAATTGCTGGAAAATCATAGTGATAATGACAATCAGCAGCCAAGCAATGATAGAAATATTGTTGAAGGTTCAACGACTAATAGCCGAGGCTTAACAGATAATGCTGATGCCGGTAATGCTGACACGAGTGCCCTGCCCACTAAATAGTGGTGATGATATAGTCTGAACTACACAAATATATCACAATAATAATAAAAGTGTAGATTATAAGGATAAAGAGCCTTATAGATAACAAAATGGGTTATACAGGCGAACTCATGATAGTTCATAGAGCTATTGACGCTCCATTTATTCCTGTTATTGAATATAACGTTGGAGATAGAGTTGCTCAAATTCTTGTTCGTCATCGTGAACAAATTATTTGGGACGAAGTAGAAACTATTGAAGAACTTGGTGAAACTGAACGTGGAGCTGGTGGATTTGGTAGTACAGGTAAATAACAAAAATTTAATAATTAAATAATCATGATTGCATTTGATGTTTTTTATTGTATTGTAATACTATCTGCAATAACTATTATAATATATCTTTACGTTAAACTTAAACAACCTGTTATCAATCTTATTAATGTAATTAAATCTGTTTATGAACTTCTTCGTAAATTTGTTCTTATTAAACAAGATTTAGATAATACTATTAAACAAATAAATGCTGCTCGTAGGGATATTGCTTCTGTTAAAAGTAGAATTAATGAAATTAATGACGCTATTATTATAAATAAAATCAATAGTAAGCGAAATATTGCTAAAACTAAGAGTAATAAACAATAACAAACAAATAATGAGCTATAAATGGTGATGATTCCTCTACGGGGGATTCCACGGAGCGTAGCGGAGTGGGTATTGCTTATAAAAATCAAATTGTTAATTTTGCAAATTTTGATGTTGATGCTCGTCGCTTCGCTCCTCGCGATTCCCCGTAGAGAAGTTGCAACCAATCATGGCTATAATCCGATTAATTATGAACGTATTTTTAATTATATCAATTTCGACAATATTAGTTATATTAATATTGTTACTTAGATACTTGATAGTATCTATTGAAGATCTTAAAGCTCAAATTGTTGCTTATAAAGAGCAAGTTATTAAAGGTCAAGGTTATACTGATGATTTATTAAATGATATTTCTAAAGATGTTGAATATATTTGTGCTAATATAAATCACAAAGATATGTATAATACTTGTATTGAACTTATTGGAACTATACATAATACTTTACTTGATTATATAAATAAAGCTGGTAGACTTGGTGAAAGTACAACAAATCGTCTTATAAATATTACTAATGAAATTGGATTTACTCGTGGAGATATTAATGCTATAAATGATAAAGTTACATATATTGCTGATATAGTTGATCATATTGACGATAATATTACACCAAAAACGAAAATTAAAGCTAAAAATAGCTCTAAGAAGTCCGAGTAATATAATTATACCAAATCATAAATATATTACGAAATTAAGCTAAAAATAGCTATTGTAACGCAAGTTAGCACCCATAGAAAAGCCCGTAACAGACATTAGTTTGTTGCGGGCTTATTTTTTAACACATTCAACTACTGATTAACGTTCAATAATAACTCTACCTTTAGAATCAAGTTTACAACCATTAGGAAATTTAAGTTCATAAAGAGTTACAAATTCATCATAATTTCCTCTAAAGATAAAGTTATGATTAACAACATATATAGACTTTTTAGTTGTAGCAGCAAGAAGAGCAAGATTATCACCTGCACAAGGATAAGGTACAGCTGGACGAAGTAAAGCATTAATAGCATTATAAAAACTTCTTGCTGAAATTCCACTCCAATTTACAAATTCTTTTTCTGGTATTTCAACAAAGTTACCGTATAATTGAATATGTTTAAGTATATATCCTATAATAAAACCGGCATATGAAGATTTATTTTGCCAATAAGGAAACATATCTCCAATAGATTGCATACAAATACAATAATTACCAAGTTTAACTTGTTTAGCAGTAGATATAAATTCTTTTTCTTTAATATTACTTTCAAATTTAATAGTAATATGTTTATCAACATATTCAGGATCAATAGTAAATGGAGTAGCAATAATATTTTCTACTTTATTAGTACTTTTATCTGCAATAATTTCTTTAACTCTTTTATTAGCTTTTGTTTCAAAACTGAATTGAGGCATGGTTTAATTATGTATTAAATTATTATATAATAAATGTAATAAATAATCTGCACCACAGCGCACATTTCGTGTTAAAAAAAGTGTTAAATGTGCGCCACGGTGCAGATTTAACATTTCTAACTATTTGATAATCAATGATTTATAAATATTCTCTTATTAATAATATATAGCTACTATACGCACTATTATATGCAATATACTCTTGGTCATGTGCAAACATAAAAATAGCTGGAGAATGAACTCCAGCTATATAATTACCATCAATAATATTTATTTAATCAGGATTAATTTGGTCAGCAATATATTTACTAATTTTCATATTTAATGCTTTCTCATTAATTCTATAATAACTATTATTTTTAGTCATATTATTAAGTCTTTCAATAACTCTATAAAGAGGAATGTTACGTTTAACAAGAACATCTATTTTATTTCTTCCTTTATAAATACCAGTACTATAAACAGGATCAAAATCTTCATCAAATAACCAACGAGCAGTATAATCCATAATCTTAATTAAATCACTTGGGCCATTATATGCAGCAATAGGACTCGACCAAAGAGTTTTACCTTCTGAATAAAGTCCCCACGGAGTGTACATTTGAGATTCAGAAAGAAGTCTATCTGCAAGATATAATCCTGTAGCAACAACATTACTTTCTTTTTCATCATCGTCATCTGTCATAGCATATATAGTAACTCCTAATAATAAAGCACTAAGAATACCATATAAATCACCAAGACAACGTTTAACAGCATTACGCTCCCACGGAGACATTAAGTTCCAATTAGTTTTAATATTGGTTATAGTATTTATTACAGCTTTAAAAGTATTTTGAACAGAAGCAACAGCTATGCCAACATATCCATCTCCTTGTTTTTTAGCGTCGCTAACAACATTTCTAAATTCTTTACTAAGAAAATCAACAAAAGCAACATAAGAACCTACTTCTATAGTATTAGTTTGCTCATTATAATATCCACGACGACGAAAACGTTTCATAACACCGGGATATAAATGTTTATGATATTGCATAACTAAACTACCCCACCAAGTAAATTCAATAAGAGCAGCACCAAGTTTATCATAAACACCATGAATTTTCTTATTAAGATTAACAGTTTTATTTTTTATATCATTAATCATATCTGGAGTAATTTCTGCTCCAGCTTTTGGAACAATTTCTCCATTCTTTAATTCAAGTAGATCAATAATAGCAGGTTTAGCTTTCCATTCTTCTTTAGCTTTTTTAATAGCTTGATTTTTAGCATGAATATATTCTTGAATTATTTCTTTACTCGCATGTGCTCTAAGGAAATCTTCTATAATATTATGTTTAAAAGTATCATATTTAAATTGTTCAGTTTTATCTTGTTTAATAATACGTTTAAATTCTTTTAGTTCTTCAAGTAAATCTTTATCTTTAGAAATAATAGAAACCATAGTATCATATTCTAACTTCCAAATATATTCAGAAAAACTTCCACAACGTTTAACACCGTCTACATCATCAAATATTTTATTAGATTTAAGAACAGCAAATAAAACAGTGTTTTGCATAAAATGTTCACCACCAGATTGTAAACTATACATTAAATTGCGCATTCTACGAGCATATTCTCCAGCAGTTTCTCCACGAACTCTTTCTGTCATTGCGTCAAAATCAACAACTTTAAAATATTTAGTAAGAGCAACAGCAAAATTATCACTTTTATCTTTATACATATCAGCAATCATTCGTAAAGAATTATTCATATACATTCCAATAGCTTCTCTAATATCATTTTTACTAAGATTATCTCCAGCAAATGCTTCACCCATAATATTTGCAAAACCAGTACCAATATTAGCTATACCTCCAGTAACGTTAAAAATCATATATTTAGCAGAAGTAATATTACGAGCTAAATCTGCATATTTATTTAATTTAGACTTTTCTTTAAACTGTTCAAAAATAAGACGACGAGTAAAACCATAAACTTGTTTTAAAGTATTATCTTGACTAATTGTATGATAATTATCTTGAACATCAACACTTGTACGTTTATTAATAACAGGTCTACCAGTAAATTTACTAATTTTGACAGCTTCAGTATTTTTTAAATCTTCTTGAAGTAAATATAACCAATTCTTAGCTTTATTACGAGCATTTATAACAATTTGATTAGAAATAGCTTCTGCAAATACGCTGCGATAATCTTTATCAAATAATTGTTTATCTATTTCAAGATTACGTTTTTTAATTTCTTCATTTTTCTTTTTAGTATCTTGAAGATATTTACGATAACTTTCGTCTGTTTCTCCAATTCCTTTAGGACGAATTTCTTCTAATTCTTGATAACCTTTACCTTTTAGAAGTTTAAGCATATCATTTTCAACTTCATAATCATTAGCATAATCAACTTTAGCATTCCATCTATCTTCACTATCGTTTCTAAATTCTAAACCAGTAACTCCTAATAATTGATTAACAACCCATTTTGTATCAGTAACAACTTTACGTCTACGAGGAATATAACCTTGTTCAACAAATGTATTATGTTTATTATGTTCAGCAAAAAAATCCATAGTTTCTTGAAGTAAACTTTGCATTTCTTTTTCTTTAGGACTTAAAG